TTCTTGGAAGCTTCAGTAATACGCTGACGGAATACAGCTTTATCACCTTGAGCTACAATGCGGATATCAGCAAACTGACCATACTGCTCCATAACACGGTTAGGAAGAATATCATCAATTGTCTCTTCAATTAGTTCAAAGATTTGATTTTTATTCTTGCGGAAACCCTTATAGTCAGGAGCTAGTAGATTAAATTGAGCACGAAGAGCTGAATTAACATCCTCTGCGGAAAAGCTCTCTTCTCCCTGATTAGTGGAATAAGTTAAAGGAGTTTTATGAGCAGCAGCAAAAGCAAGTTTCTTTAAATCATTAAATTCCATAAGTTGCATTGTCTATTTCCTCCCTTCCAATTAAACAGAGATTACTTGTAGTTTGACACCAGGTTGTCCATCAGGCATTGTGTAGGCCTTTACAACCTGAAGAATTAAACCAGTTGTAGCAGTATTATCAAGTTTAAGAATACCATTGGCATTAGGAGTAACTTTATCTCCTTCTTGATAAGTACCATCAACTAGATTGTTTGTAGTATAAATATCGCCAACAACAAGACGAAATACACGAGGTGTCATTACACCATCATAGAAATCTGTCTTTTTCATAATATAATCGCGATGCATTTGATGACGTTCATCATAAAGTTTTTCTTCATTAAAGACCATCATTAAAGGACCGTCACCAGTTAAAGTGACTTTACCAGCAGCGTAATTATAGTGTACAAATTGTCCTTGTGAAAGCTCTGCAATTGTACTATCAGCAGGAAGTTGACCATAAACTCCACCATTACGAGGTGCGGAAAGATGATTAGGTTCAACTACTGGATAGCCAATTGTATTTCCAATTGTAACAGAGTTAGCCATCTTTAATCCTCCTTAAATTTTATCGTTTTACTAAACGGAGAACTGATAGAAGTGAATCTTCAGCATCTTCCGCATTATTTGTATTATCTAAAGAGAAAGACATTAGAGGAGATTCTTCCTCGACTTCTTCTTCTTTCTCTGGAAGTCCATCAACAGTTGAAAAATCTACATTCTTACGAACATAAATAAGAGCTAATTTCTCTTCAATTTGATCAAGAGAATATTCTTCTTTATGAGCAATAATATCTGCTTTATCTGCATCTGTAAGCATATGATACTTAGCAATTAAAGCATCTTTTTGCTGATTTTCAAAAGAAAGTTTGAAAGCTCGAAGTTCTTCAAGCTCTTTTTGAATAGCAGAAAACTCTTCTATAGAAACAGTATGTTGCTCAAGATTCTTTTTACCTTTATCAACATCTGAATTAGTTCCTTCATCGTTTTGTTCTAATTCTTCGTCATCACCATCATCATTTTGATCATCATCATTTTGACCATCATTATCATTTTGTGTATCATCTTGAGAATCTGTAGTATCACTTTGATTATCAGCGTCATTACCGTCTCCGGTGTTATCACCACCGTCTCCGCCATCTCCGCCATCATCAAATTGAGTTTCTACAAATTGAGTTTCAATTTCTTGTTCTGTTTCAACTTCTTTTTCTTCAAATTGAGTTTCTTGATTATCGTTCACTGTCACCCCTCCTTTACTGTATAGAGTTTGATTTAATTCTTGTACCATAGCGAACAATTTAGCAGTAAATTCACTATCCTTAGAAAATTGATTCTCTACATCAGTAATAGAGGCTCCTTCAAAACAAGGTTCGACATTATCTCCAAGAATACACAATTTGGAAAATACCGCATCATTAATTATAAAAAATTCCATTCCTGAGTTATTGTCTGTTGCCCAGTGACCTTCTAAATTTTTACTATCTAATTCCATAGATTGACCCTTACCCTCATCAATTACTTGTTGAGCTTCTGGGTATTGATCTACTCATAGATAACCAGTTGTTAAAAGATATTCTCTTTCAGTTTCATTACCAAATTCATCTGTATCAGTAAAAGTTTGGAATCAAATGCGAGCATCTGGAGCTACAAAACCATAAGGAACAGTTTTACAAGAAAAATGAATTTCTCCATCTTCTATAGTAATTACATCTCCGTGGTCGCCAAAATCTTCTTTGTCTTTAAGATAAGCTCCAACAATTGGGCATCCCCGTAAAGTTTTTGACATTTCAAGAGCTGCATTCTTATCAATATATGAACCATTACGATTTTTACCGAGATAAAGTACTTTAATTTGACATTGGGCCATTAGAGGATTGATATCAAGTGGAGTTAACTCGATAAACTCCGGATCAGCAATTGTTTTAATTGATCTATTATTATTCATCTACCCTCCTAACCTTCTGCTTGTTCATTTCTAATTGTCTTATCTGATTTTTCACTTTCTGGTAATTCTGGTCTACCAGTTTTCTTTTCAGATTCTCCAGCTTTAGGAACTTCTTTAGCACTCATAGTTGAGGACATTTGAGGTGGAATAAATAATTCATCTAAATGCATCATTCCATTTTCAAAAACAGCAGTAGCAATAATACTACTTTGAGTTTGTCCAAGAGCAATTTGAGGAAGAAGCTTAGAGAAACCAATTGTAGTTTGCTCTTTATAAAGCTTAGATAGTTCTTTATAATTATATCCTGTTGTTGGAAGAATTTGAACACGATACATTAAACGCTTTTTATTTTTATTAAATGGTTTTAATAAATCTTCTGCGTATTCTTCAAACTGATAAATTAAATCAAGAACACTTGATTCATCATTTACAATAGACTTTTCTAATGCAACATTTCCATCTGCATTAAATTGTAACTGAGAAACACCAGCTTCATTATATACACCACGTTCAACTTTTCCAAGTTGATCAACAGAACTTACATTATTGCGGTCTGCCATATCTGCAACTTCTACATCTGCAAATGTTGATAAGACCCGCACACCAATAGATTCACCAATCATGCCTACTGCATTATTGTGAAGAGTTTGTACTTCATCAGTATCAAAAATTAAATCTCCATTTTTGTCTATTGGAAATTTTTGAATAAGAATTCTTAAAATTTGTTGCTCCATTTTTTTCTTATCTAATTCTTGCATATCTTGTAAATCCAAGAGCTTAGGAATAACTGGGAAGAAAATAGGAACATCAGAATTTCCTAAATTAAATTTAACAGCTTTTGTACAATCTAAAAGGAATCAACCCATATCATCATTTGATGTATCTCTTGGTAAAGTTCCTTTCTTATAAGCTACATAAGCTTTTTGGAATTCTTTAGGAAACATTTTTAAAATTTTTATACGATATTCATTATTTGACGTTAAATCGTCAAAATATTTAACATTAAACTCTATCGCGGGACGACCATTTCATTTATATCTACTACGGCAATATTTAGGTGGTAATTCTTGAAGAAAAACCGCGTCCTTTTGTTCTAATTTATAACCATAATAGCATCCATTTTTAATTACTTTTAAAGCAATTTCTGAAAAACTTTTCTTTAATCTTGAATTTTCAAGTAAAACTGCGGCTTTAAGCCATCCTTCAATAACTTTCTCATCTTTTATTTTATTATCATATCTATTAGGTGTAATAAATCAGTCATATCTAAATAAGGTAGCAAGATATTTACATAATCTTTGATAAATACCATTTGATCTATAAAAATAATCTGAGATTAATCTTAATGTTTCTAAATCATTTTTTTCAATAGCTCTTTCAATCTTTTCTCTATCATATTTCTTTTTGCGGGAAAGGCTATCAAAATAATCTAAATTTGAAACGACATCATCTCTTAAAATTGATTTGCCAACTCTAATTTTATTAAAATTAGCTTTCTTTTTTGGGGTAATTATATTAAAATCTCTGGTATTTATATTTTTTGTATAAGCCAAATTTATTTACACCCCCTGTCTATTTAATATCCAGCAGCATTAAAAATATAGTCATAAGAAATCTTATTCTCATCATATCATGGAATTGCTACCAATTTTAATCCATGTTTATCACAATACTTTCTTTTAGTTAAATCATTATGTTTCTGTCTTTGTAAACCTAATCTTCCACCAAATTTAGGTATTGCTTTATAATGCTGTCTACCTTGAAATTCTATTAAAAAATCTATGTCTCCATCATCTGTAAAGACACAAAAATCAAATCTTAAATGACGACCTGACTCTGCAATCAAATCGTCAAATTCATATTCTTCAGCAAATGGAATGTCATTATCTGAGAGTATATTATATATTTTAACTTCACCTGCGGAATCTCTCATTATAAATTCACTCCTTAATACATATTTAACTTTCAATTTATAATAAAAATTAAGCAAACTAAATAATTCTTTTTTGCCCAAAAATTTTAAGAAAAAAGCATTAATTTAGATAAATCTCTTTTCTTACGACGAGCACCTTTATCTTCTTCTAACTTACACCAATATAAACCATAAATCAACGCACTAAATTTATCTTTTTTAATTTTTCTTGTTGCTTGTTTAAGAATAATGTTTAAATTTTCAGTTTCTTCAATTAAGTTTAACATTTGTTCTCTAAGAATTGAAGTCATTACATATGGTTGTAAATAAGCTGCCCTTTCTCCGGCTGTCATTCGTTTTGATTGCGCTTGTCCCGCAAGCTTATTTTTAGCAACATTTTCATCAATCAAAAATCTAATTTTACCTGCATTTAATTGACTTTGACAATAAGCATACATTTCTGTATTTAGTGGAGCATTAGCTTTCATAAGATACATTGCTTTTGGAATAGTATCTTCTGTTTCAAACTTTTTATATTTACCTTCATCATCGTTATAAACTCCAAGATTTGGTAAAAACTCTCCTGTGTCAGGATCCGTTTGATCTGTGATTAAAAAGTCTACAAGACCTGTGCCTAAACCGTTGGCATCAATGACAGCTATTTTACAATGATATTGTTGATATATTCGTTTAATTTTAATCGCTTGTAATCCAAAGTGTTCTTCATCAAAACTATAAAGATTTACTATTTCCTTCAAAGGGACACCTGTTCGTGCTGGAGCCACTTTAATAACAATTACTTCACTAGTACAACCATGACGTCCAACGTCTACCCCAAGAACATAATAAGTAGAAGGATTATTGCGTTTATTAGGTTCTTTCTCTGGTAGTTGAAGAGTGCGGCGCTTGTCAATTCTGTCTGGATCGAAGAATGCTCCTTCGACAGCTCCTGCTCATAGACTTTCATATTCTCGTTCAAAACTTGCCTCATTGAATGTACCGTCCATACGAAGGTCAGCGACAAAGTTACGATTGAGTAGTCCTTCCATAACAGGAATTCGTCAAGATCCACCAAGAACAATAGCTTTGTCAGGATTTACCGCAGATTGACAAAGAATTTGAATTAATTTGTCATAACTGAAAGTATTTTTATAACCGGCCGTTGTAATATATATCTGACTTTGGTTAAGAGGCTCATTAGGATCAACAAATCCATTCACTCTTCGTTCAACGTTCATCAATGGAAGAATAACCTCGTTAAGAATATCTTGATCAATACCAACTACCTCTTCCATTAAGCCAGCTTGGAAACGCTGTCCACGAGTTTTTTCACTTGCTGCAACATTTTCAAGAGAAGAACCATTTTTAAAAGTGTAAATAACACTGTCTCGTGTTGTACGAGTTTTAGCTTTAATAATACTTGTTTTATTATTAGTGCGAGTATCTCAAATAATTTCATTAGCAAGTGCTGGAATTAAACGACATAATTCATCAACCTTTGCTTGAAGAATACTTGCACTTTGCTCTTTTCCTCCAGCTACCGTAAATATTCGACAACCAGGATATAAAATACACTTAATCATTAAACAAAGAACTGCTAAAAATGATTTAGAGAATGCTCGGGGAAATGTACAAAAGGTATATTTATATCTCATGACTGCCCGCAAATAAACTCTCTGATAATAAAAGAAATGAAAAGTATTATCTGGATTTAATGAACATAAATAATCTACAAAGATATCAGGATAACAACGTCAAAAAGAAATTAACTCTTCTAATCGTTCTTTATCTTGACGAATACGCTCACGATCAACAGTTTCCCGCACTTGTTTAGATTCATTATATTCTAATAAATCTTTAAGAGCCATTGTCGTCACCACCAACTTGAGCAAATACTTGTTCAGTTTCAGAAGCAATCATATCATCTAAATTGTTAGTTCAAAGTTCAGCTTCTAACTCTCCATCGTCATCATCTTCTTCTTCAATATAAGCAGATTGAGTTAAGAGAGCATCATAATTTGCGTCAGCTTCTTTTTGAGCTTTTTCAGACTCTTCAAGTTTTTGAATATAAGATTCAATAAGGTCGCCAAGACCCATTTCATTTTTAACAAGATTACGAGTATAAGCTTGCATATCTTTTAGTGTAAAATCAACTTTATCTTCTTTAGCATCAATACCTGGTCTAAATTGGTCAATAAAAGTACCAGGTTCTAACTCTCGTTCAACAGCAGCTACTAATTCCCCAACAGAATCAATGTAAGCTTCTTGTTCTTCTTTATTTTGAGCTTCTGTAAATTTTGCTGATTTCCGCAATTGATCAAGAACTCCCGCTAAGTTTTTATAAGAAGTAAAATCTTCTATTTCAAGAGCTTTATCCATTTTAATAGATGTGCGGCAAATCTTTTTTAAAGCTTCCTCACGGTCAACATTCATTTCATAAGTATTAGTATACTTATTATAAAGATTTTCCATTTGTACTCATTCTGAAGGAGTAAAAGAAGCACCTCATTTAATAGTAAGATATTTAATATCTTCACTAGTTAAACTATTTTTAATTTGCATTTCATTTTCATCTATTGTAGTAGGCATATAGCTCATCATAGTATCAACTGCGTTTTGTAAAGCAGCTTCTTCTTTTTTTTCTTGCATTTCAGCTATTTGCTGTTGAACTTGATGAAAAGCTTGTTTTTTACTCAACTTTTGCTTAGTTGCTTCATCTCAATCATGATCTTCTGGAGAGGCTTTATCTAAACCAAGCAATATTTTTTCTTTCTTAGTTGCTGTTGCCCCAAGAGGCTCATGATAAGCCATTAAAAGCTGATTATCACCTGTTAATGTGCGGTACTGTTCAAGTGTTATTTCTCCCGCATCTAACTTAGCTTTAAATTCAGCTTTCTTTTCTTCAGAAACAATATTATCTCTCCCATGAATATTTACTCAATGTTCTGTAGCTGCATCACTATCTGCATAACGCCATTTTCTTCAAGGATTCATATTTGTTGTGCGGATATAGCGACCAATTACGGATTTGTTAGAAAACGTCCCAGGATTACGAAGATAAGCAGCTTGAGCAACAGATACTCATAAAGGTTCTATATACGGTACATCAAATTCTTTTAAAATTCAATCAAAAGTTGATGGATCATCATTTTTAATATAAGTAGTTAAACAATCTTTACAATAATCAAAACGAGTACCATCTTTCTTTTTAAAAAAATTTGTTTCAGGTATCACTCGTCCGCACTTTTGACATGTCATTCTTTTTTTTGTAGCCATTTATCTTTTTCCTCCTTTCTTTTTTCTACACTCTTTACAAATAGAGTAATAACCATCTTTTGACGAATTAGGAGAAAAGAAAAACGGATGTGCGAGGAGAGAACGACCGCATTTCCCGCACGTCTTTCATCTATGACCCATTGGTTCTTCATAGGTAAAATATCAAAGAAGATAATTTTTCTGAGCTTGTTCTGCTACTAGTTTAGGAATTTTTTTAGTTCAAATAGTAGAATAATACTGCTCAGAATGTTCTTCTTGATATTTATCAAAAATCATTTCTTTTATTTCTTTATTTGTATAACCATCTATTTTTCAAATTAATACATCATAAAAAACTGGATATTTCTTTTCTAAAGCATCGTCAACTACTTTTTCTAAGTCCAAAAGATGTCAATGAATGTCAGAATCTAACATATCTCAAGTTTCTTGTTTTAATTGTTGATAATATTGAAGAAGGAAAGAAATAGAATCTGGTTTAAGTAATGATAATGGTTGGTCACTGTGCGGAATAAGGTCTTTATCAAAATATACTTTTTCTGGGATAGACACATTTGCTAAACCAGAAACCATATTATTGGCTACAGACCGTCCTGATTGATTAGAACCTTTAATCATATAAGCTTGTTTCCAACTATCAATTAAAGCAGTTTTTAATTTTTTCTTGCGGTAACTCGTTGTTGCTTCGTTGTATTGTCGTTCTAATGACGCTATTACATCCATGCATTCCCGCAATCCACGTATATTATCTATATCCTCTTGGGTAATTGGATCTTTGTGGTCTAAAAGTTGGTCTTTATTATTGTTAATAATATTATAGATTCCATCTTCACCATTTTTTAACTTATCAACTAATCCTTCATAAGAAATTTGTCTTTTTAATACTGTTGCATCTCTATTTTTAGTAACAATTGGATATTCTTCTAAGCGTTCTTTTGTTGTTTGTTTTTTATCTCCGACATAAAGGAGGTAATCACTAAGATTTATTAAATCTTGCGGAGATAATTCCTTTTGCTGAGATGTGATTGATTCAACTAGAACTTTTCTAGTTGTTTCACTTCTTATATCATGATTTAATTGCATCAACATATCACCTCCTTATACATATATATATTATACCCAATTTTATAAAATTTTATACCAAAATTATTCATTTTTGCCCAAAAAATTATTGGCACTTTGAAATAGTATATGCTATAATATATTTAAAGAAAAAGAGAGTAAAGGAGTGAGTGCTTGATAGAATTTAAAATGTTTTGCTTCTCTGTCTTTGGCATTCAAGCTTTTATTAGTATATTTAATTTTATATTAGCTTGAAGTAAAATAAAGTTTCCAAGATGAATTGTAGATATTCTTGCAGGAATCTCTTGGGCTATGACTGGATTGTATTGGTTATGACAAGGAGTGATATTATAATGGGATATTATCATCAAGATGAAAGAGATTTAGCCGCAGGAATTGGTTGTTTAATTCTTTTAGCAATGTTTGTTCTTATAATTATACTTTTTATTATATCAATTTTTATTATTTCATAATAGGGAGGATTTGAATGATTACTATTAACTATGATAATCGGGACAAGCGTGACTATATTGTTATCGCGAAGGGAGACAACGTAGAGTCGCCAGATAGTGTTCAATACTTTGTTGATATGGATAATGCCGATGGAAATACGAGCGATGGCGCGCACACTTTTAATGAACTATATCATCATAGAACTGTACTGTTTAGTGTAATTGTTAAAGAATATCATTTTCTTGCTTGGAAGAGTAAAAAGCATAATGATGGTACTATGTATGATGGATACTTCATTGTAGGTATTGATACTCCAAGAGGTCAAGCTACTTATCATTGTGAAATGAAATATTGGGATTTATTTGACTGTAAAGAGAAAAAGAAGGCTCCTAAATGGGATGGACATACTCCTGAGCAAGCCATTGCAAGAATCAGTCAATTAGATAGACAAGAAGCTATTGAGTATTATTTAAAAAGAACTGGTAATTTAAGTGATGCTCTACATTATATGATTGATGATAATTCAGTGGTGGTTGAATCTCATGAATAATGTCGTAAAAGATATAAAAGATTTTTTGGATTATGAAGGTTTTTCATATGAAGAATTTAGTGAAGTTAAAAAAAAGCTTTTATTTGGTGGACGATATGGAATTTATGAAAAAGATAAAAATGTATATCTTGTAGTTAAAAATCCAACAGTAGAAGAAGTAAAGAGAGCATTAGGCTATGGATACTAAGATTTTTGATAGATTAGAAGAGATTGCGGACTGAGCGATAAGTGGCGACGCTTCTTCGAAGGATATCGCGCACGAATTAAACAGTCTTAAATTTGAATTTAATAATCCTAGTAAAATATGTATAGAGAATGCTAAAAAAGAAGCTGAAATAAAGTTAATGAAAGCTAAAGAATTTGATAGAGGTTATCAATTGGGTAAACAAGCTAAAACTGCTGATGAATGGACTCTAGATAGGGATAGACAAGAAGTATTAGATAGATTAAAGGATAAAAATCCTGACTATTGGTGTTTAGATGCTTTGTTTGAAGATGATAAAAAAGTTATTACTAATAAAATGTTATATGAAAGGTTAGTATATCTATTAGGTGGTAAATAATATTTAGTATTATATTTATAAAAAAATTATAATAAATAGAAATAGGTAAAATTTTTAACTGTAATTGGAAATCTAATGAGTAAAATTAATATTTATAAATGTTATAAGTGTGGAAATTTTTCTTTGAATAAAACAGGTTGGATGATTTATGGTAACGATCATACAAAAAATTTATATATTTGTAAAGATTGTTTAATGAAAAGGAAGAAAGAAAGAAATAAAATGGAAGATAAAAAGACAGCAGTAAAGAATACTTTAAATAAAATTGTAGATGCTATGAATATTATTTCTAGTGATGAATATAATTTTGAAGAAGGGCAGTTATATTTTATTAGTGGTCCTATGGCTGGATATGATAATTGGAATAAAGAAGCTTTTGATAAGTGTGAAGAGAAGTTACGTTCTGAATTAAAAGCTAGTTATATTTATAATCCTGCTAAAAAGATTAAAGATGAAGATAGAGATTTTTCTTATTATATGAGAGAGCCTTTGCGCACTATTAATATGTATCAAGATGATTGGGAAAATGTAATTGATGCAATTATTTTACTTCCTGGTTGGCAAAAAAGTTTAGGTAGTGTAACAGAAGCTTTAGTTGCTCATGAAGTTGGAATAGATTTAGTAGAGTGGTAATGTTTGAACAATGTCCTTTTTGTGGTAGTATAAATATTGTAGAAGAAAATCTTGATGATAATTTTTATGAATATTATTGTGAAGATTGCGGAGCAGGTTGAGACGATAATTATTATGAGTAGAAAAGAAATTATAATTTGTGATAGTTGTGGTAAAATTATTCATAACAAGAATGAAGAACTTATAACTTATCAGACTAATTGTTTACAAGAAGATGGTACTTATTGAACTGATAGATATCATTTATGTGAAAATTGTATGAATTTAATGTTAATAGCAGTTAATGATAAATTTGAAAGGTATAAAAAATTAAATGAAGATAATTTGTAGTGAATGTGGTAGAGATATTAATGCTCTAGGACAAGATAATATGAGTTATACTATGGAACCTTTGTGTGAAGATTGTTATTACTATTTAAAGAATAGTAAAAGTTTAGTCAATCAAGGTCTGTTAAGGTCTTTATATTTAGAAGAGTATAAGTATGATAAAGAGTCTTAGGCAAATTTGTTTAGAAAAATATGGAGAAAATTTTATTAAAGAATATGATATGCTTGGTAGTGGTGAACCAATTGGAGATTTATATTATACTATAATTTTTCTAGAAAAAATAGAAGAAGCAAGAGACATATATAATAATCAGAAAATTATTAAATTTAAAAATTTTATATTGGAAAGATTTAAATAATGTTTGAATGTGAATATCAAAAATTTATAAATCATGTTGAGGGGCCTGGAGCTTGGCATGAATATTTTTGTATATTGTTTCAAGATGAGTGTAATTGAAAAGAATGTGAGGAATATACTAAAAATGTTGGTACTACCCAAGAGCAGATGATTAAAGAATTAGAGAGATTGGGCTTTTAAAATATGATTATTGAAAATATAAATAATTGGAAAATTTTAAAATCTCGTAGAAAATATGCCATTAAGATTTTAAAAGAAATGTATGAAGAGGATAGGCAGAGAGGAATGAAAAGAAGAGAAGATACATATTTTAAAAATATTACAGACAGATATTTTGATCGTACTTTTTTAGATTTTCATTCTAGATGCTTAGCTGATCATCTTAATAAAATGATATATCTATTAGGTGGAACATCAGAAGATTTTATTAAAGAAGGTTCTTTATTTTAATGGAATTTAGATTAAATTTAAATTTTGAATTTAAGCGTGAATTAGAATCTAAAAAATGAATTTAAGTGTGGGAAAGACGTGGGCATATCACTTTTTTAATATTAGAGCGCCAAATCCTATAACCAGCCCCCTCTTATTACCCAGAAAAATATTAAAGGATTCCATATAAATCTTTTATGTAAAACGCTCAATTTTTTGATGACCCCTCAATAAGGCTAAGTAAAGACGTTATAACATACAGAGTATATCCAAGAGAAGAAGAATATGATGTGCGGGACAGCTGGTGTTTTGAATAAGTATCAATCTTGTCCGCACATTTCATTTATGATTTTATATTCTGGTAAATCAACTTTAGAATCAAGTATGGTTACATAATTTATTTTATTTATTCTGTAAAATAAATAATTAATTCAATTACTATTTTCATTATTGATATGATGCTTTTGGTTAAACTCTTTATCCTAGATTCTTTATGTTAAAGCTTTTATATTTATTTCTTATCTTTCTTCTTTTGGTTCAAAGAAGAAAAAGATTGAGGAATTTATTTGCTGTCCTGATACTATTGACTAAGAAAGAAGGAAGATATTTTATGTTAAAAATTGTAAAAAAAGAAAATAAAAATGAGAACAAGGATAATCGCACTCCAACTTATTTCAAAACTATTGATGATTGTGCTTTCTTTTGTGCTACATGCGGGTCTAGTCCTATTAAGGTAATAAAGGCTATGCTTACATGGAAGAAGCAGCACAAGGACAACGAGCATGCCTTGACAGACGTAGCAGAGCTAGCTTGCAGGAAAGCACAAGCTATGGATGATCAACACGCTATTACTACGATCACTAGAGTGTTATCAATTGTATGCTCTGCTGATAAGACTATTAACAAGGATGAACAGTTTATTTGGGAGGCAGAAGACCTCAGCGAGGGCGAAAAATTTTAGCACACACACGACAGGTTTGCAAGAACTTTTTTCTCCTACGCAAAGTCTACACAACATGACCTAAAAGAGATATGTGGAGGAATTGTGTGCACAAAGATTCTCGCGTCAGTTGGTGGGGAGTTGTAGTAATATATTAGTCAAGGAGAGGGAGAGAGAAAGTCAAAGGGACTTTCGCCCAATCCAAAGAGAGGAGCCACAATGGCTACCACGAACAAGGTTACCCGCTTTACCGCACTGTCCACCCTCATTGAGTTCGCTAAGGCTAACGACTTTGATAACGCTGAGGTTATGGAGATTGCTGAGAAGATGCGTGACAAGCTCAAGACTCCTAGCAAGGCTGGTACTACTACTCACACGGCTAAGAACAATGATAAGTTCTTTGATGCTCATATGAATGTGTTCGCGGATGGTGCTATCCTCACAGCTCGCGAATACGCAAACGCTATTGATGGTTTCCCCGTGGATAATATGGGTCGTCCTAGCATCCACAAGGCTACTGCTATCCTCGTTCGTGCGGTCAATGAGGGTAAGCTGGTAAAGGTTCCTAGCGAGAAGAAGAGTGCTCCTATGAGCTACAAGCTCGCGTGATTATCAGTCCTGAGCATGACTTAAAACTGCTCAATTCTTTTATATTAAAAAGAATAAAAAATGAAAATTGAATAAATAAAAAGTGAAAATGAAAATCAAACAAAACAGATGTTCGGGGTGGGCGAAATTTTACTACAAACGCACGGAGAAGTCAAGTCTGAAAAACCTTCTTCACAAAATCTTCATAAATGAGCAGATCTCCCGCAATTGTGAAGAATCTATGAAGAGCCCAAAACTGTGCTATAATGTACTTAAGGACAAAGAGAAAGGATATGCAATGTATAACAACACTGTTTTTCTAGTAACTGTTAATCCTGAAATGTATTATGGTACTCCTTATCACTTTGCTTTTAAGAATAAAGATAATGCTAAGAAGAAATTTGATGAACTTGTAGAAAAGCACAATCTTTATCATGATGGTAGTTATCGTGTAGCACAAAGAGATTCAGAAAGCTTGCATCATGTGGACACTGTAGAACTTGATGAAATCTTTTATGATGATTAATATGGTGGGACTTTAGTCCCATCATTCTTTTAACTAGTTGGGGATCCCAACAAAAATGTGAAGATATTGTGAAAGACTTGACAACTAACCCGGAAATATGAGATAATATAATCATGGAACGGAGGAAGACCCGCCAAACACAACCTAGTCAAGTTGTAAAACTGACTACAGGGTTAGGAGATACCATGACTGCTATTTTTGTTATTATTATTATCATGATTATTATGACAAATAACAATAACGGTCCTTTTGGCTATGCTTAGAAAGAAGGTTTATAATGGAGCGTGAATTTTCCTGTTATCATCTTATTGGTTCTCTTACTGTACTTAAAGATAAACAAATTATTGCTATTCTTTTTGCTACAGATGCTTTTTATATTTCAGAATTTAAAGCTATTAATAAATACAAAGATTTAGTTTGGGAAATTCAAGGAGCTATGAATAATAATGTAGTATTAAACGGAGCTAAAATAAATGCAGAAACTATTCTCTATGGTAAGAAAGATGATAAAGAAGTTATCATCCGCAAACAAACATTCGAGTAAGTCGATCCCTGTGAAGATTCTGTGAAGAAAGAAAATCCTAGACAATTTGCCCAAAAGTGTAGTATAATATAATCAAGGTCAAAGAGAGAAAGGATTTCACATGAACACTCTGTATGGTTTCCTCCTTGAAGGTGAAAATGTTGATGGTGACCTGATTAGCTCTTATGTGGAATTTGAAAATTGTGAAGATGCTACAGACGCTCTTAAACTAGCTGAGAAAGAAGCTGAAACTATCCTTAAAGATGAAGATGGTGGACATATTGATATCTTTGATGAGGATGGTAATTTTATGGTTGATGTAGAAGTTTAAATATTAGTCCTGAGCATGACAATAAAAGGCTCAACTTTTTATTTTATCGATCCCAAAAGAAAAGGAAAAAGATTATGATTACTATTAAGTGCGGGAAGAGCTCCTACAATACTACTAACATTGATTCAGAAGCAACTTTTACAATTAATGATGATGCTAATCTAACAGAAGTATTTCTAGCTATTGTAAAAGCTACTCAATTTGAAGGTTATTCACTTGATAGTTGGCTTAATATTATTAATGAAATGAAAGATGAAATTGATAAGGAATATTCAATTCTTGATTTTCTATCTGATTCAGTTTATGATTAAATAATTTAAGAGAGTGAAGAGCTCTTCTATAATACTTTTAAGTATCTGCGACGGCGAAATATTTTATCACACGGCTGAGGAAATGTCAAGAGCTTCACAATATCTACACAATTAAGCAGATCTGCCCAAAATGTGAAGGAATTATGAAGATTAAAATTAAGGCTTGACCGCACATAATGTAAGTAGTAATATAATAATTGTCAGTTGGTTACTACTATTGGAGATTAAACATGCTTACATCACTTGTTTTAACCTATGCTTGGTGCCTGACTGTAGTTTTTATTCTATTGCTTACTTTGTATCTTGATAACAAAAATTATTATCTTGGTGTTGGCTATTATATTATTATTGGTCTATTCTTTTTGATTATTACTGCGTGGATAAGCTACGTTAGTTAATTCACAATTCCTTCACAATTCAAGATTGTCACTTGACAAACTCCCATCTCTTGTGTAATATAATAATTGACAGAAACAAGAGATGGGAGTTACGATGAAAGCTATGACACTCACAGAAGCTAAAGCTTATTACACTCCCATTATTCAAGCAGAGGTCAATCGTTGTAATATGCTTATTGAAAGCATTGAAGAAACAATTGCAGAAATTGGTGAAGATGATGATATAATTCAACTTCTTAATGAAACTATTAATGAGCGTGATATTTGGGCTAGTGGATTGGAGTAATAATTATGTTAGTTTATATTGTAACTCTTCGGTATGAAGACTATTCTACTATCCTTGGAGTATATCATTCTTTTCCAACTGCATTTAAAGATATTTTAGAAGAACATATTCATTGTCATGAACCTTTTACAGCTATTGATTGGAGTAACTGGAAAACAGATAAATCTCTTATTATTGAATTAGATGAATATAATGAAATTAAAATTAAACAATATCAAGTTTGGTAATAAAAAAGAGCTTAACAGCTCTTTTTTTTTATATCTTAAAATAGAACATTTGTTCTATCGCGAGATCTTAAAACTAATACAATGATTGATATCAGTGGCGGCGAAAATTTTAGCACATCGCGCAACAGAAGTCAAATGAAGATTTTGTGAAAACACAAAGTGAACACAATTGTCCCAATAGTCCAGAAAGTAAGATAGTTTATACGGGTCAAATAAAGATTTTAATTATCAAAGCAAAAAACGATCGATCTACCTGCGGTTTCACAAAGTCTACACAATTAAAGAAAGTCGTTGACTTTCACACTAAAGAGCGTATACTAATAGCTGTCCAAAGGGAAACAACGAAAGGAAATGGACATGCGTAAGGTTTTCGCTATTCTTGACATTGAGACTGTTACTGATGCTCGTTTGGCTTTTGATATTGCATGGATTGTTTGCGATTCTAAGGGTAACATCCTTGAGCGTTATAACGCTCTTGTGAGTGAAGTTGTTAATAGTCCTTTTGGTATGGCTTTCTTGCGTCGTGATTCTTTCATTAAAAATAAGGCTCAAATGTATATTGATGCTATTAATTTTAATGGTATTGATATTAAGTCCTTTGAGGATATCATGCAAGATTTTAATAATATCTCTGCTCGTTACAATGCTAAAACTGTTATGTGTGCTTATAATGCTAAGTTTGATTACAGTGTACTTAATGATAACGCTAGTTATATTTATGGCTATGGTGAGCAATTCTTTAATGATAATGTTGAAATTGTTGATATCATGACTATGGCATTAGCTACTATTTGCGATACTAATAAATATATTCTTTGGTGCATTCAGAATGGCATGGTTACAGAAAAGGGTAATGTAAAGACTAATGCACAAACTGTTTATGCTTACATGCTTGATGATATTAATTTTGTAGAAGCACATCACGCATTAGAAGATTGCGAAATTGAAAAGGATATATATTTTAAGGCTCGTAAGCGTAAACAAAAGCAGCATAAGCAATTTGCAATGCCTATGTTTCATTGCAAGGAATGGAAAAAAGTACAATCTCGCAATGTAAAATAGCAATAAAAAAAGGGTAGGATGTAAAAGTCCTACCCTAAATAGTATTAACCAAGAGAAGAAAGTATAATGTGCGGGAATTGTGTTGACTTTGTGAATTAACTGATTCTGGCTTGACAATAATTTGTTCATATGAGATAATTATAATGGGGGAGAGATCGACCTGGACGAAAAATTATAACACATTCGCGAGGAAAAGTCAAGAGAAAATTTCAATCTACACAGAATCTCCACATTTGCCCAGATCTGCCGCACATCAAAAATTTAATTAAAAAGCCCAGGACGATCGCATCAATATTTGAATAATTTCATATCAAAGTTTAAACATATCAAAATATCAACGAGGACGAAAATTATACCACGTCCGCATGAGACTTGTCAAGAAAAATTTTTCTTCACATTTCCCGCACAAATCAATCCTGAAACTAGTTCAAGATAAAAAGCTTAATAGTTCAAGATAAAAAGTTAATTAGTTCAATTTCAGACCAAAAAGTTCAATTCAATCAATTGTGGAGGAATTGTGTGGAAGGGAATTTCTCGTGCCTGTTGGGTCGAATCCATGATAATATATAGTTGTCCGAAGGGGAAAGAGAAAATTCCGAAAGGCGGAATGGTTCCCCTAGACAGAAAGAGGTGCCCTATGGCTACCAAGTTCAACGTCACTCGCAAGCAGGCTCTTGAGTCCATCATTGAGTTTGCGAAGGCTAACGAGTACGATAACACGGATGTGATGGATGTGCTCAACAACATGCTTTCTAAGCTTCAGACTACCTCTAAGCGTTCGGGTGAGACGGCAGCTCACAAGACTAACGCGAATATGCTTCAGAAGTATCTGAATCTCTTCGCGGATGGTGCTGTTCTTACGTCTCGTGAGTTTGCTAATAACGCGGATGGTTTCCCTGTTGATAACATGGGGCGTCCCTCTGTTCACAAGGCCACGGCCATTTTGGTGCAGGGCGTGAATGATGGAGTTCTTGTGAAGGTTTCGCCTGAAAAGAAGTCCAAGCCCATGGGGTACAAGTTGGCCTAGTCAATGGAGTTTGGGGAGTCTCCACAAAATCCCCACATATTAAATTTTGAATGGTCTGGCATCAAAAGTCAGACCATTTTCTTTCAAATTTTATTAGAACACGTGTTTGGGCGGAAGATCTCAGCTAGTATCAAGATTTTAGTTAAATGGTTGATCGGTGTTGGCGAAAATTTTATCATATGTGCGACCAGTTGTCAAGAAGAAATTTTCAATTCACAGAGTCTACATAAGTTATCCTAATTGTGCAGGTTTTGTGAAGTATCAAGATTACAACTAGATTGGGCTCTGTTGGGTGTATAATAAAGTCACAGACGAGGCACAGGGGATGATAGTCCTACGCAAGCGTGAACCGGGTGGTCTGGTTAATGGGCATTGTGCCGGCAGGTCAAGACAGAAAATAGCTACAGTCAGGTCTAAAGTCTGCGTGAGCGAAATTTTTGGCAGCTGCATAGGCAAATTTTCTATCGAATGGCAAGGTTATAGGCGATTCAACCATAGGCCCAAAATATAGGCAAAAATAATAAAATTTACTTGACAACTGATAGATTTTTATGATATAATAAAAATAATATGTCAATTTTAGTTGAAAATCAAGAATTTTTAACAGAAAAATGAAAATTATACTTGACAACTGACTAATTTTCATGATAAAATGAAAGTTTATACCTAATTTTGTGCGCATTTATAACAAAAAAGAGCCCTTTCGGACTCTTTCTAGTGTTTTTATTAATATTTTTACTAAACTGCTTGATAACGGAATGGATCGTTCTTCTTCTCCTTCTCAAGACGCTGAATCAGGCCAAGCTCAACACCAAGCTTGAGAACTGCGGTTGCCTTAGGGGCAGAAGGAATCTCATCAAAGAGCTCCTTAATCTCACCAGCAGTCTTAGGCTCAACCAGCGCAGGAAGAATAAGCTCTACAAGCTTCTCATTCTCCTCACGCTTCTTGGAGTTACCAGTGGTACGAGAGCGGTTAAGCTTCTGATACATGTTACCAAGGACATTGAGGAGGTCCTCAACAGTAGCGTCTTGATTCTCTGCTTGAACAGCTTCGACAAACTCATCCTGATACATCTCGACGTAGTTACGAACGATAGCAATTGCAGCCTTCTGAGTGATAGCGTTCTTAGTAGTCATACTAACCTTCTTTCTTTGATTGGGAGTCAGACTCCTTTTGTCTGATTACTCTCTCCCTTTCGTTATATATATAATATCATGATTTAGACCCGGTTGTATACGAAAAACTTTGAAAGCTGGTTAAAAAAAATTGTTTCAGATTGTACAGAGAATTGCTATGCAGGTGTTAAAATGGAGATGCACTCCCCACCAAATACACACCATCAAATTTTTATCCCCAACTAAAACATATTATCAAATCTTAAACATTTAATTAAAACATCTTGTCAAATCTTAAATTTTAATTAAAATATATTATTAATGTTTAGAAATTTTAATTCTACTACACTTCTTAATATTAACTATAATATTTAATTTCTATTATCGTCTTTTAAAAGTTTCTTCTATGTAATCTTTTTCTAATATACTTTCTAATTAACTATATTTATCTGTTACTTCGTCTAATGCAATCTTTAATTTATCTATCGCATCTCCTAGCTTTATAATTTGTTCAATCTCAAGTTTCTTCATAATCTATAGGCTCATCTCCTATACATATACTAATAATACATAATATAAGAATTAATGCTATAAGCCACACAATTTCACCTCTGGAATATTTTCTAAAACTTCCTTATAAAACTCCATTATACAAATTTTAGCAATTACCTCATCAATATTTTTTTGTTCTTCTTCTGTTAATCTATATAGCAAAATATCTTCTATGTTTCTTTCATAAATATGATAATGATTCTTTATTATCATTTTACCTTGTTTAATATAACATCTACAATTCTTTTTAAAATTTTCCATTTTTAAAATTCATTTTTCAAAATCGAAATTTAAAAATCATTTTCTATAATCATTAATGGATTTTTCAAATTCAAATTTGCTAATTCTTTAATAAATTGAATATTTAATTTGCCCTCTATCATATAATGAATTAATTTCTTTTCCAAAAATTTCCACTTTTTATCTAAAGAACGAATAATATCCCAATATACCTCTTCATCAAAATCATCTTCATACATATAATATAAAAACTTAATATATTCATTTATATAATTACCAAGCTGACTTCTTTTCATCACAAATAATTTAGGATATATAGGTAAAGGATTATATCTTTCCCCATACATTTTATAAAATTCAACCTCAGTCATATTTCTCCTTTCAAAAAAGTTGACTATATTCTTTTGTATTCTTTTATATATTATTTTATATTCTATATAGTCTTTCTCTGTCCAAATTTACTAAACCCTTTGACCAATTTGGACATACCCTTTGACTTTTTTGGACATACCCCTTGGTCCAAATTTGTCAAACCCTTTGACTTTTTTGGACATACCTATTTTATAGGCATTTTCCGCACTTTCTCCATTTCCAAATTCATTTTTGGAATTTCATAAAAGTCTCAATATCCTTCTTCATTCTTAACCAAATAACCCCTCTCCTTCAACACTCTCTTAGCCTTTCTAAATGTACTTACACTAATACCAAATTCATTATAGGCTGCAACAGGAGAAACCCAAAACTCATAGCCTTCCATATTCTTTGCAAAATATAGTCAAACTTCAAATTGAGCAGGAGTTAAATCTCTTAAAGCATATTTAATAGACCTTAAATTAATAGCTGCATAATAATTATCTACTAATCTACCATCGCAATCTTCTTTATTAATCACAACATATTCCTGATTTGGATTTGAATCAAATTTTACATTAGTTAACATTCCCAATACCGTTCTAGCAACATTTTAACACCATCTTGCTTATTTTTGTCAATGATTGCCCGCACATCTAAATCTTCATATCTATTTTCTTTATCTTCACTTACTATCTCTTGGTTTAACTTATAAATCGTATTATAATCAACATGAATTAAATTATCTTCATCTTTTATAAACCAACCATATTCAATTAATTTTTCAATATACTTTTCATATTCTTTAATATCTAAACCTAAATAATTTGCAATATCTTTACCATCTAAATAAATCTCTTCTTGACCACTCTCATATAAATAACTTTCTAATATCATATAAAATAAAACTATAGAATACATATTAATATCACTAAATGTTCTTAACATAATATAAACAACCAATAGTTGTCCATCTTGCAAATCTTGTTTACTTAAATCAATTTCCACTATAGTTCTCCTTTATCTACTGCATCCAAAAGCTCTAGAAATTCATAATCAACTTCTAATTCTCCTTCATCATTTCTAACTAACCATCCTTCTTCCTGTAACATACCCACTATATCATCATACATCTCAGCAGGACTTTTACCATTTCTTCCACTAATTCCTTGACCTATATATAAAGTTCTAATTTCATCTTCCTTCATTCCAAAAATAAAAGAAAACAAAATTCTATAGGCATCATAACCAGAACTATAATCATTCATCAATCTAATTACACTTCTAGCAACATTAGCATTCTTTTCTTTCTCTCTAGCTTTCATAAGCAATTGTTCATATCTATCTTGCTCCGCAAAAGCTTTCTCTAAACTTTGCATAACTTCTTTAAATTCATCAGTCATAAATATATCCTCCGCGGGACGATGCTATATTTCACTTTTAGCAACTTGAATATTTCATTCTTATACTTCTTCAGTTCTAATTTGATATTTATCAAGAACCGTTTTATCCTTAACAATTATTCATTCATTTTCATCTAAACTCTTATATAATTTAACACTAGCAACTCTAGCTTCTAATTGATATATATCTAAAATATCATTAACTGCTTGCTCTTTCCGCACATATTTACCTAAAAAATCTTTATTATTATATAAAGAATACATTTTCATAATAATCTCCTAAAAGAAAGGGGAGTATAAAACTCCCCTTCTACCGCACATTTACTCTATTTACTATATTTTGTTTGCAACCCTTCCATTCACTGTGGTCTTTAATGGTTGCTCTAATCCTTATCTTGCTACCTTCTTCAATCTCCTGTTCACTATTGGTAAACCAAACAAAGATATTACCATCTTCATCTACAAACTCAAATCTATGTCCAATACCGTAATAACCTTCAAACTCACTAATCCGCAACACTTCAACATTAAACTCAAGTCTTTGCTTGATTTCACCAACCCACTGGCTATTCTTATACATCTCTTGAATAGCCTTCTTTTTAGCTTCTTTTTCTGCTACCTTCTTATCCCAATCTTCTTTACTCATAAAAGCATTAATTTCAATAACACCATGAGAAAAATTGAAATGTTTAGTTTCAAGAAGCTTTACTTCAAAACGGCCAATTTTACCAACATATTCCTGCTGCCAAAATTGAATATATCCTCCACGAGTACCTTCCCAGCCACCTATATCTTGACAACTTCCCTCTTCAAGATATTTAGAAAGAATACCAAACTGCTTATTGGAAAGTCCCCTCTCTCCGCAATAACCATTTTCATCTACAAGAGACTCAACGATTTTCTCTGCAAAAGTCATTTGATATCCTTTCTCTCTTTCCTTAATTATATTATACTATAAATAAAGAACAATTGCCTAGATATCAATTTTATCAAGATATTCAAAATAACAACTTGCAAAAATAATAAACAAAATTAAACCAAGAAGGCACAGTCCGATAAAACCAAGCATATTTAAACTCCCATCTTCTGCTTAATATATTGAATATTATTCAACTGTTTCTTATCAATCTTTCCAATAACAGTGTCTATATCATCTTTTCTCTTTATCAAAATAACTTTATTCTTATCTTCCAAACTCTCTTCAGCTACAACATCAAAACAATCATCTTCACTATAAACAGTAAAAAGAATCATCTTTAATACTCCTGTTCAATAAGCTCCGCGATTTCACTTAAATTCTTTTGATGTTCAACAACCTTATAGGCAATTTTTACAATTTCACTTTTATAACTCTTATAAAAGCTTACAAAGATTTGACCGTCAATATTTCCAAAACCCCGCACATAATAATCTTCATTAGCTTTAAAACCAATATTCTCCATCTCTTGGTTGAAAAACATCTTGTAATAATTTCCAGCATTATAAGTAACTTGCGATTCAAGCTCCATTTCACTAATTTCAAAATGGGTTTTACCCTCATACTGCTTTAAAAGAATATTAGCCATAATTAAACCTGCCAATCTCCAACAATAGTGCGGATTATCGTTTCATCTCCGTATTCATCTTTATAACTAACCATCGGCAACTTTTCAAGAATTCGTCGCCATGTCCCGCAAGATACTCCTTTCTTATATTGTCTTGCAATAGCATCAAGAGCTTTAATATAAGCATTTATCTCACAAAAAACTTCAATATCTTTAATATCTCCAAAATAAATAATATAAAGATATTGAGCATTAGCAAAGATTTCTCTTGCAGCAAAAGAATGTTTAAGAACTTTAACAGCAGTTTTTTCAAACTGGTCCTCAGCTTCAAAATGCTTCTTACCAAAGAAAAACTTCATGTTCTTATCCATTACTTTTTCCTTTCTCTTACTTTCTTATTATAAGTATATCAGAAATATCTTCCAATTGTCTAAAAAATTTTTCCTCAATTCTAATTTTTATTTTTGACAATCTTCTAAAAGATATTTTATAATATTATCCAATAGGCAAAAGAAAGGAGTTATTCCTTATGATATATATAACTGGAGATTGCCACGGAGAAGTTCTTCAAAGATTTAGTTATAATAAGCATCCATTTCTTAAAAATTTAACCGCAAATGATACTATCTTTGTTTTAGGAGATATTGGATTATATTGGCCTAATTATGAGAAAGAAACTGAATATCAATTAACTAATATTAACAAACCTTGGAAAACAATATTTATCGCAGGTAATCATGATAATTATGATTTTATAGAAACTCTACCAATAGTTCAACCAAACTTTTTAATTTCTGGAACTATTAGACAAGATAAACAATTTTATTGGATAGATAAATCTTGTATTTTAAAAATAGATAATAAAATAATACTCTGCATAGCTGGAGCGAAATCTCACGATTCTAAATATATATTTGAAAAAGAAGAAAAATCCTTTATAAAAATAGCAAAAAGAAGAAATTTACCGTATAGAATAAATCATATAACATGGTGGAACCAAGAGGAAATAGATATAAAGGATGTGCGGGCAACCCTTAAAAATTATGGTTCAAACAAAGTTAACTATATCATGTCACACGATGCTCCCGCACACTTCAATAATATAGCTAAAAAAATAGATATATATAATGATTATGAAGATAATGAAGGAGAGCTTTTTCTTGAAGAGTTAGATCAAACATTAGACTTCGACTATTGGTATCACGGACATTATCATTTCGAAGATTATATTTACGAAAATCATGTGTGTGTTTATCATTCTATTTTACCAGTTAAATAAAAATAATTTATCAACTGAATAAAATTTCTTGTTCCCAACTGTTCAATTTTCATTATATAATATAATTGTCCAAAGGGGAGAGGACAAAACACAAAAAGTGTTTGACCCGTAGGACACGAAAGGAGCCATTATGGCTAAGAAGTTTAATGTTACCCGCAAGGACGCTCTCAATCAGATTATCGTTTTCGCTCGTGAGAATGGTTATGACAACGCAGATGTTCTTGAGGTTGTTGATAACATGCTCTCTAAGCTCCAGACTACTACTAAGAATACTGGTGAGACCGTAGCCCATCGTCAGAATGCTAAGCTCTTGGAGAAGAATCTTCATCTTTTCGATGGTGAAGACGTAGCTCTTACTGCTCGTGAGTTTGCTACTATTGCAAAGGATTTTCCGGTTGACAATACTGGACGTCCTTCTGTGCATAAGGCTACTGCAATTCTTGTGCAAGGAATTAACGATGGTATTCTAACCAAGGTGGCTCCTGAGAAGAAGTCTCACCCTATGCGTTACGCTCTTAAGCAGGACTAGTATTTATTAAGAGAAAGGATTTTATGCATCCTCCTTGATATTTTGTTTAGTCCTATTGGCTTTCAACTAAAGGAGCAATGATATGCATCCTCCTTGATGATTTTTGGGCGTCTCAGTTAGGAAGTTGTTTTAAGATAGTCCGGACCCTGTCTTAAAACCCAGCTGAGACGCCCTATTTTTTTTATTTTCAACTGTAAAATTAAAATGATATAATATAATTGTCGAAAGGAGAGAAAGATGTTCTATATTGATGAGAATGATTATCCTGAGAGCTATAGTGAAGAAATTCTTAAATATCAAACAAAAATTCTTGAAGTTGTAAAAACCTTCAGTGGAGAAAGGATTGATATGTTTGAGAAGTCTATTTCTATTGTTTTTGGGCAGCGTATTCGCATTGAATATGACTGGGTAGGACATCGTGGAGAACTTTTCCTTGCGACTCGTGAAGATGCTTTTGCACAGAACATCTACAATGAAGATATGTACTGGGATTCTTATGAAGAGGATTATGACTATGATAGGTATTAATACCGAAATGTATCCAGATTCTTACGACAATAATACAAATGCTTTCTCTTATCTTTCAACCATTAAATCATTATATGAATCTGAACAAAGTCTAGAGTATGAACCTATAATTGAAACTCTTATTTATAAAGCTGAGAAAGAAAATATTTATATTCGTTTTGGTTGGATTAATCATGAACATGAATATTTTCTTGCAACTAAAAACGATGCATATGATGAAATTGCATATTTGCTATATGATTGTGAGGGATAATAATGGGATTTGAACTTGGTTTTTCCACTCACGAATACGATGAAAACCGTGACTTTATTAAAGATATTTTTTGGTCTTGGTGCGGTTGGGAAAATACAGACCTTTATGAAGCTCTTTCTGAACTTTCTAATGAAGGTTATACTCGTGCTTGTTCTGATACTGAATGTCATATTCCAATTGAAAATCTTGCATTTATAGAGACTCTTTATACTCGTCTTTATAATAATCCTCATTATGTTATATATCATAAACTTCTTGAACTTGAAAAAGATGATTTTGCACAGAAGTATTTTGATAATCTTACTATAGACCAGAAAGCTGTATTTTATCTTTGCTTTTATTTTGATGACCCTAAAATTACAGCTTTTACTCGACTTCTTATTGAAAAAATTGAATATGAAGGCTATTTTATTGTAGAATCTCTTTATGAAGCTTATCAAAAAGCTAAAGAAATGAATCTTAAAGAGGTTATACTTTATGGAGGATAAAAAGTGCGGGACATGCCCTCATTTTATTAAGAAGGTGTCGTAATTGAGTTTTGGAATGATTTTTGCATTGTTTCTTGTTGCCGCTGTAGTGATTATAGGTCTTTGTGGAGGTGGCGATCCTCCCGCATACTCTTAAATTTTTCTTGTCTATTGGTCTAAGAATATTATATAATATACTTATAGAGTGAAAGGAGATATTCTAATGACCAAGGATTTCTTTAAGTATAACCATGTTATTCGTTATGGTAAGCAAGATGTAGACGGTTATCTTAATGGTACTGTCTATGTTGAGCCTAAGATTGATGGTACTTCGTCTGCTATCTATTGGGATGGACAGGACTTTGTTGTTCAGTCTCGCAATCGTATTATTACTCTTGAAAAGGATAACGCAGGTTTCTGTGATTATATTCTTAATATTACTGATGGTGTTGCAGATGTAATTCGAGATTTTTGTAAGGCACATCCTAACATTGTTGTTTATGGAGAATGGATTGGTGGCTGTTTTGGCCGCAAGTTCATCGGAACTATTAAGTATTATCTTCGTGGTGGTTTTTATGTATTTGACCTTCGAGATGCTAATATAGACCGTTCAGATATGGAAGCCTTTACTGTAGACCATAAGGGTTTTTATACTCCTGATGATGATATTTTCATTGAACTCCGCAATCTTATTCCAGATAATGTCGTTCCAGTAATTGCTAAGCTTGAAAATCCAACTTTTGATGAACTTCTTCAGCTTGTAGAAGATTGTCATTATATTGTTCCTGAGAACGAGCACGTTGAAGGTGTAGTTCTTAAGAATTATGCTTATCGTGATAAGTATGGGCATTTCCAAATCGCTAAGATTGTCCGCAAGGAATATGTAGAATCTAAGGGACAAAAGCATCATGTGGTAGTTGAGCCTGGAGCAGATGAAAAGGCTATTATTGCTGATTGTATGCTTAATGCTAAGCTCGAAAAGACTAAGAATAAGGTTCTTATCGCTCTTGGAGAAGATGAGTGGAAGAATGAGGGTAAGTTTATTGGTTTCTTTCTTAACCTTATTTGGGATGATTTTATTAATGAAGATTTTGATAATCAACTTCTAAAGCGTTATAATTATCCAACTCTAAACTTTGCTCAGCTTAAGAAGCTTGCATTTATTCGAGGACGAGAGTTTCTTGGACTCTGTTAAGAAAGAGTGCTCCGCACTCTTTCTTTTACATAAGGATAAAAAAAATGAATTGATATTGAATATTATTACCTGAAGTTTTTATATTTTTATTTAGTACTCTTGCATTTAATGAAGACCTTCCTTTTTGGAAAATAATATTATATATTCATGGTGCTTTATTTATTTTAATTGAAATAATATTATTAAGTTATCAACTTTGTACTAGTTTAAATATTCCTGTAATGAAAGTAGGTTAATATGGCAAGATATGATGATGATTATGATACTCCCAATAGACAAAGAGATTTGGTTCTTAGTGTAAATGAATTTTGTTTTTTACAAAATAAAACAAATGGAACAATTAAAACTTATACTGGCCCTATTACAATGACAATTTCTGGACAGGAAAATCTTGTAGTTTTTGATACTAAAACTAAACGTTTTAAAGAAACTCAAGATTTTGATAGAGCAAGACAACTTTTTGTTTCTGCTCCAGAAGGATGGTATATTGTTCTTAAAAATCCTGCTATAGACAATTCTCACCCAGAACAAGCTAAGGCAGTTAATTCTCCTGAGCTTGAAATTGGACATAAAATTAATATTCCTGGCCCAACTTCATTTAGTTTATTCCCTGGTCAAATGACTCGTGTAATTCGAGGTCATAGGCTTCGTTCTAATCAATATCTACTTGCTAGAGTTTATGATGCGGAAGCTGCCAAGAGTGCAAATGCAACTGTAATTGATGCAGAAGGTAATGAAGTTAAAGCTAAACAAGAAGATTACTTTGTTGGTCAAATGCTTGTTATTAAAGGTACAGAAGTATCTTTCTATATTCCACCAACAGGAATCGAAGTAATTCCTCTAGATAATAATACTTATGTGCGGGACGCTGTAACACTTGAGCGTCTTGAATACGCTATTCTTAAAGATGAGGACGGAGAAAAGCGATATATTCACGGTCCTGCTGTAGTATTTCCGCAACCTACTGAAACATTTATTACAAATAATAATGGAGATTCTATTTTTAAAGCATTAGAACTTTCTCCTATTAGTGGTATTTATGTTAAAGTAATTGCTGAATATGAAGATGATAATGGTCATCATCCTATAGGAGAAGAGTTATTTATTACTGGTAAAGACCAAATGATTTATTATCCTCGTCCAGAACATGCAATGATTGAATATGATGGTAAGTTTATGCATTATGCTATTGCAATTCCAGAAGGTGAAGGACGTTATATTCTTAATAGGCTTAATGGTGAAATTACCACTATTAAAGGTCCATTAATGTATCTCCCCGATCCCCGCACAGAAGTTGTTGTTAAACGTAAGCTTACTCAAAAAGAATGTGAGCTTATGTATCCTGGGAATCAAGAAGTTTTACTTTATAATGTAGGATTACAAGAAAATGTTAATGACCGTAAACTTGCTGTTACTGATGCAGCAGTTAGTTATACTACTCTTGCAAGTATTACTGATACATTACAAATTGATTCTTTAAGACGTGGAACTTCTTATACCAAGCCCCGCACAATTACTCTTGATACTAAATATGATGGAGTAGTAACAGTTGATGTTTGGACTGGTTATGCTATTAATATTGTATCCAAGAGTGGAAAGAGAGAAGTAGTTGTAGGACCAACTACTCGTTTACTAAATTATGATGAAACTATTGAAGCTATGGAGCTTTCGACAGGGAAACCAAAAACTACTGACCATATTCTCCGCACAGGATTTTTACGAATTGAAAATAATAAAGTGGCAGATATTATTCATGCTCAAACCGCGGACTTTGTTGATGTAGACATTAAAGTTTCTTACTGTGTTAATTTCTTAGATTCTTATAGAGATAAATGGTTTAATGTTGAAAATTATGTAAAATATTTAACTGACCATATGCGTTCTCTTCTTAAACGTGAAATTAAAAAATATAATATTCAAGAATTCTATAATGATTCTACTGATATTGTGCGGAATATTGTATTAAATATCAGTCCAGATTCTTCTACTATTGGTCGAACTTTCCATGAAAATGGTATGTTTGTTTATGATGTTGACGTACTTTCTATTAAAGTTGATGAATATTTTGAAGATATTTTCACACGTCATCAAGATGAAATTGTTCAAAAAACTTTAGACCTTGCAAATGCAGAAGCTCAATATGAAGTCTCTAAAAAACTTAATGAATTTGCGCTAAAAGAAGCTGAACTAGATAATCAAAAACGATTAAAGATTGCAGAATATAATCATCAACTTACAATTGATAATATGAACAAAGAAGAACTAATTGCTGAAAAACAGCATGCAATTGAAGAGGCAGCAGCTCAAGCAAGATATGATGCACAAGAACTTCTTAATGCAATTCAAGCAGAAGAATTAAAGAGAAACAAAGCTCAAACAGATGCGGTAATTGATAAACAACGCGATATTGCAGCTATTGAAAAAGCTAAACAAGAATCTTACGCTAATACAATTAAAACAATTGTAGAAGCTATTGGTCCAGACCTAGTAGCAGCATTAACCGCAAGAGCTAATGCAGATATTCTTGATAGTGCTACTAAACATATGTCTCCATATGCAATCGCAAAAGATGAAGCTGTTGCTGATACTATCAATACTCTTCTTCGTGGGACTACCCTTGAAAATGTTGTAGAAAATATTACTAATTAACTTTTAAATCCAGTCTTTAATCTTAAGGCTGGATTTTTTTATTTGCATTTGGTTTTAATTTATAGTATAATATTATTAAAAGAAAGGAGAAAAGATTTATGAGAACTTTTAATCCAGAAGCTACTTATCGTGTTGAAACTGTAAATAGACATAAAATTACTTATAAAAAATTTAAAAACGAGCATAATCTAAATCTCTTTGGTAATTTTTGGGCAAATAAAACAAAAAGTAGTGTTTATATTATAGAGTGTGGGCATCCTAAGAATAGTTGGTATTTCTTCCGATAGGAGATAATAATGGGTAATTTCCGTCACTATCCCGATGATGGTATTGTTGAATTTCGTTATGAGGATGATATTGAATATCTAGTAGTTACTGAAAAAGATTGGGATGAAGGAATGATTGTTGGTTTCTATACTCATTATTATTCTGTAGCTCGTCAATATTGTAATGAACATTCTAATGAGAACTTTATTATTACTCTTGTTTAATGAGAAAGGTTTAATATTATGAGTTATTTTCCAGAATATGATAAATTAGAAGAAATGCGTAAAAATTGTTGGACTACAGAGGATGCTAGAAATATTGAAAGAGAAGAGACTTATCTAATTTATAAAGGAGAAGCTTATCGTGATTATGAAACTGGACAGTTGATATACTCTCCAAGAGAAATGGGTAATTAAAAATAATTCTTTTCAATAGACTTAGAATTATATTATAATATAATTAAAGAAAGTGAGAGAAAGGAATTAGCAATGGCAAATCGTGAAGATATCATTAAAAAAATTCAAAAGCTTTTTGCTCTTGCAAATGATAATACTTCTAAGAAGGAAGCTGTTGCAGCTTCTCTCATGGCTCAACGCCTTATTGCTCAGTATGATGTTCAAGATTCTGAGCTTTATGAAACTACAACTTTTGAAATTGTAGAAGTTCCTTCTGAACTTTCTTATAGGAAATTTAAGTATACACTTGGTCAAGTAATTGCGGACAATTATCGTTGTCGTATTTATTGGTCTAAGTATGGTCGTAAACATGCGGCAGTATTCGTTGGTCGTAATCTTGATGCTAATGCAGCAGTTATTGTCTACAATAAGATGTATACTTGTGTAAATGATTATGCCAATAGTGAATCTCGTAAATATCGTGGACAAGGTGAAGGTCTTTATGGAGCTTATTACAATTCTGCGGCTATAGCTTTTATAGATGGTATTCGTGCAGAGCTTGAAAAGCAATGTAAAGAACTTATGCTTGTTCGCTCCCAAAAGGTAGATGAAGAATTCGAGAATATTACCGCAGGTTGGGGTAAGATTAAAGATACCTCTCTAACTAATGCTGGTTTTTGTAATTATGAACAAGGCGTTCAAGCAGGACGAGATGCTGTTCGTGCGGGACGTCTTAATGCAGATACTACTAAATCACTCGGGGCTTAGTTGTTTATAGATTGGTGACAAAATGACTTTTATTGATTTTGTAACTTTTATTATTATTATTATGGCTATTATTGTTGGTATTTGTGGAGGATTGGGCATTGCTTATCTAATTACAATACATTATGAGAGGAAAAATAATATTGAGTATTAGTAAAAGAGATTCTCATATTGTTTATGATAAAATGGTAAATAAATATTATTTTATTTTGCCAGATGGAACAGATAGAGAGGTTCCTTATATTAATTGGGTTGAAGATATTGATTGGCAAAAAATTTATATAGAGTTATATAAGCTAATTATAAATAAAGACCCAAGAGTACAAGAATTAGATAAAATGGAAGTGCGGGAAATCTGTCAGCTATTTGATGTTTATCTTTAAGGAGATTTTCATGAGTATTGTAAATTTTGGTAAAGAAACTCGTGACAAGATTATGAATGTTAATCATTTTATTAGCGATATTGCTTGGATTGGTAATTATCGTTTCCGAGTTGATATTGATGAATTTTTTAAAGTAGCTGATAATACTAATTATGATAATGGTTATGGAACTAATTATATTCCTGTAGACCTTATGATTGTTTTTAAAAATGGAGACTCACTTCGTCGTTTTGAGTATGACGGAAGTGAATATTGGAAGTTTTATCCTGGTCTTACTAAGCCAGCTTCTTTGCGTCATTTTAAAATTGATAAATTTACAGATGTTGAATATTGTTGGGAACTAAATGAGTGTGTGCAGTAAAAATTGTAAAACCTGTATCTTTTTTGAAAAAAATTATGGAAAAGAAAAAGGTGAATGTCATAGATTTCCTCCACAGTTTGCGGTAGTTGAGTGCGGATATTCAACATCTAAATATTATAGATTTCCTAAAGTAAATATATATGATTGGTGTGGGGAGTGGTCTGAAAAATGGGACAAGTAGGAATACCTCTAGTAAAAGATTTTTATGCTAGTGGTGAAGATATTAGTGATGAAAAACTAACTAACAATATTATAGATAAAGAAATTATCTTTAAAGGTAAAATTTTTGATATTGAAAAGAATATTGTACAACTTCCAAATAAGGAAGAAACTATTCGAGAAATTGTCAAACAACCAAATGCAGTTGGTATTTTTGCAATGACTAAAGATAATAAAATTGTTTTAATTCGACAATATCGAACATCAGTTGATAGAGTTGTGATTGAGATTCCCGCAGGAAAAGTAGATGATGGAGAAACTCCTATTCAAGCTGCCCGCAGAGAATTTTTAGAAGAAACTGGTTATCAAGCTGAGCATATGCAATATTTAACCACAATTGCTTCTTCTATTGGTTTTACAGGAGAACATATTGATATTTTTTATGCAGATGATTTAGAATTTGTAGGTTCAAATCCTAATAATAGTGAATTTATTGATATTAATTTAATTTCTTATCATCAAGTTAAAACAGCTATTAAGGAACATAAAATTATTGATGGAAAAACTATAGCTGCTTTTCTTTATTTTAATAGTTTTTGTGCATAAAAGGAGATAATAAAATGAGCAATCTATTTGGTAATTTTGAATTTGGCCCTATTAAGAATACTGATATGGAAAATACTCTTCGTATGTCTCTATATGGTCTTGCTATTAAAAATGTTGATGGAAATTTTGTAGCTTTTAATTCTGAAACTAATGATATTATTAATGTTGATGCTTTTGATTTTGATATTCCTGATATGATTTGGGCAATGCCCGCACCAATCAAGAATATTAAAATTGGAGATATTATTCGTCATAATAAGCATTATTGTTTCGTTAAAGCTATTGGAGATAATACTTTAGACGTTATTGATATTAGTAATGGAACAGTTATTTCTGTAATTCCTACTAAAAATATGTTTAATTTTAATTTTGTAACTAAAATTATTACTCCTATTGGAGATTTTAAAGCAAATGAAGATAATCCTTTTGGGAATATGCTTCCATTTTTAATGATGAATAATCATGATTTTGATATAAAAAATCTTTTAATGTTTTCTATGCTAAATGATGGAAAGCTTGATATGTCTAATCCATTAATGTTAATGCTTCTTTTAAAAAATGATAATAAAGATTTAGGTGATGTTGCCCCTTTAATCCTAATGAGTCAACTAAATTAAAATATTATATAGTTCGACATGATAATAAAAGGTTGGCTCAAATACCAGATACAAATCATTTCCTAAATGATAGGAGAGTATCTAGAGGATTTAGTTTTTATGGAAAACCTTATGATAAACATTGGATAGAAATTGTCGAATGTATAAATTATCCTTACTTAGAAGGATGGTATCTTTGGAATTCCGGTATTGAAGAATATGAAACTAAATTTGATATTGATATGGATAAATGGACAGAAACAAATGATGAAGTAATTTATAGTGACCATACTAATGATTATATCTTTTAATAATTAACTGCTAAGATTTTATTCTTGGCAGTTTTTTCTTTTTATGATATAATATTATTAAAGTAAAGGAGAAAGAAAGGATTTCTCATGGGTGTTACACTTTTTACTGTTCTTGAAGAGCATTATGTTAATGATAAAAACAATTGGGGATATGGTTCTCATTATGTAACTACTCGTGGAATATTTTCTACTATTGACGCTGCAAACGAATTCGTTCTTGAACTTGCAACTGACGAATATCTTTCTGAAGATGAAGAATATTATAGCTGGGAATATCGTGTCGGTCATGGATGGGATACTGACGTAGATTGTGGAACAATTGTTCTTCAAGATGCACATTCTTATTTTATGGTCTGGGTTGAACGCACAACTTTTATGGATTAAATTTTAATTTAAGTTTTAATAGGAGTAAAATTATGGCAATGCTTGGATTAGAAGATTATCTGTGTGAAGCATGTAAGCATTTTGATACAGATGGAAGTGATGGAAATCATCCAAATTGTGCTAAACAATTTTTTAGTGGTAAAAAACGGCATTGCGCTATCAGAATAGGTGAGAAATGTCCTTATGGTTTTGAATTTGGCATACCAGCTGGATATCCTGTAAGTATGAAACGCAATCGTGAAAGAGCATATGAAATTGCGCATAAGATTGGAATTAAAATAGATGAATAAGTGAAATAAATGAGCAGCTATATCATTGATTATAGCTGCTTTATTAATATTTGTATATCCTACAATTAAATTTATAAATACAAAACAATATCAATATACTTATATAGAACAATCTCAAAATATAGATAATAAAGAACAACAATTAGTAAATGCAGTTGAATATAATAAATTATTAATTAATAATTATCAAATTAATAATACTAATATGGGTGGAAAAGATGAAACAAATGATGATATAATTATTCCTGACCTTGATTCGCAAATATTAGATTATAAAGAACAATTAAATGAAGTAATTACAGTAGTTGAAATTCCATCTTTAGGAATTGAAATGCCAATTTTCCACGGAACTGATGAAGCTACTTTAGCAAAGGGAGCTGGTCATGTAGATTATACTGCTTTACCTATTGGTGGAATAAATTCAAGATGTGTGATAGCTGGACATTCTGGTATGCGGAATGCTGAAATGTTTGATAATATTAGAAAATTAAAAATAGGAGATAAAATACTTCTTCGTACTCTTGGAGATGTATATTGTTATTCTGTCTGTCAAATAGATGATATGGTAGAACCAGAAAAATTAGAAGAATTGATTCAACCAATAGAAGGAAAAGATTTAATTAGTTTATTTACTTGTACTCCTTATGGAATTAATTCTCACAGATTGGTTATTACTGCGGAAAGGGTGCCATTTGTTCAAAATGACAACTCTTTACAGTTTAAAGATAACAGTAGTTATTTATATTTAATTATTCTTATAATAATTATTATATTTATAGTATGAAAAACTAGATAAGCTTCTGATAATTTTTACAATTGTCAGGAGCTATTTTTTTATGATAAAATATTATTATTAAAGAGGAAGGAGATGTAATGGCTATTTATGTTGTTTCAGATATTCATGGATATTATTTCAGATTTTTAGACCTACTTGAAAAGGTTAATTTTAATGACAATGATGAACTTTATGTTCTAGGAGATATTATAGACCGTGGCCCGCACAACGGTGAAATGTGTAAATGGGCTATGAACCAAAAATCAAATGTACATTTCCTTCTTGGTAATCATGAAGATATGATGTTATCCGTTCTAAATGGATACTCATATTCTCATAATATTATGTCAAGTTCTGATAGTATTATTTGGGCTCAAAATGGAGGCTATAAAACTTATTTTGATTTAATAGAAATGTGGAATGAGCAAGAGATTATAGATTTTGTATCATGGGTGCGGAAATGGCCAATGTTTTATGATATAAATGTCAATAATCGTCGTTTCCTTCTTGTTCATGCTGGATTAGCTTTAAATGGTGTTAGAATGTCTGACAGTAATTATAAGTATGGTCGTCAAGATATGATACAAATTCCAGATTTTCCTGACCAATGGGCGCAAACTCTTTTATGGGTAAGAGATAATTGGTTTTATGATACAGAAAAGCTTCCTTGTGATGTAATATTTGGTCATACTCCTACTAGTTTTATTTATGAAAATCTTATTTGGTTTGAAGAAGATTTAGAATTTTTTAAAAATCAACAAGGTTTAGAATTTGAAGGTGAATCAAAGAGAATTTTGCATATTAATAAGCAAAAACATGCTATAGATACTGGTCGCAGTATTATGGGAATGCTCAGGCTTGATGATATGGAAGAATCTTATAGCGATATTGAAGAGGTAGATGAGGATGCTGAGTAATAGTGAAACTATAATTAAATGTGGATATTGTGACCCTTGAAGTAATAGTTATTTAGTTTCTCAATGAGGACTAAGTATTCAAATAAAAAGAAATTATTTAGAATGTCATTATGGAAGTGGTACTGGCCCTCATTCTATGAATAATTATATAACTAAAGCAATTAAATATTGTCCTATGTGTGGAAGAAAATTATAAAATGTATAATAAATTATCTTTAGGTCAAAAAGTTAAAATTATTTGTGGAGATAGTGTTAGAAAAAGTACACTACAATTTCTTTGTTTTGATTTAGGTCTTTTAAAAAAAGATAAAAATTATTCTTATAAAGAATTATGGACTTTATTTACCAACTATTTAGACCAAGAGGGAGAAATAAATGAGTAATGATATTGTTTCTAGTCCTGAACATTATATTGCGGGACGAATATATGAACCTCGTAAAGTTATTATGGATTGAGGTTTAAATTTTTATTTAGGAAATGCTCTTAAATATATTTCAAGGGCTGGCCGCAAAGAAGATGCTATTACAGATTTGCAAAAAGCTAAACAATATATTGATTTTGAAATTGAAAGACTCCAAGAGACAAAATCTCTTTAGAATAATGAAGAATATTTTTTCTTGTCTCTTGATATTTAAAAATGATATAATATTATTAAAGAGAAGGGGAAAGGAGTTTGGCTATGAAGTTTGAAGAGAATCATTATTATCTTTATGAGAATAAGATTTATCGTTATATTGGTAAGACTACTTTTCCAAGTGGTTATACTCTTTATTATTTTGAAAATGATGATTTTGGTAATCTTACTCTTGGTGAAGAAGATATTATTAATATTGTTGAATATTAATACTTTACAACTTTTTCTATTTTAGATTATAATATAATTATAAAAGAGAGAAAGGAAATACATGTTAACTTCGCAGATTGCACAGACAATTGAAAATTATCTCCGTGGTCAGCTTGCAAATATTAATTTTGATGAAATTTGTTGGTCTGATTATGATAATTCTTGTGTTGATTTTATGAAGGAAAATCTGCCTGATTGTTATAGTGTGCGGGCTGGAGCAAGTAAATGTGTTCTTTTCTTCACTAAAATTTCTAATCTTGGATATTGTGTAAAAATTCCTTTTCTTGGTTTTGAAGATGAGGATGAAAATGGAGAACTGTATCGTGATAGCTATGAGTATGCTAATTATGTCTTTGGAGCTTGGAGCGGCTATCGTGAAGAGACTTCTTCATGGGATTATTGTAATGTAGAAGCTTTTATAGGTAATAAGGCCGAGGAATGGAATATTGATGATTTCTTTGCCCGCACTTATTATCTTTGTGAAATTAATCATCATCCTATTTATGTATCAGAACTTGCAGATAGTACTATGGAATCTAACTGTGATTATTATAAGTCTCCAACTTATAATGATTCTTATAATAAGGGACTAGAGTTAAAGTTTGAGAATTATTGTGTTATTGATAATTATTCTCTAGGATTCTTTGTAGATAATTATGGAGAAGAAGCTGTAAAGCGTTTTCTCTTCTTTCTTGATAGGTTTAATATTGGAGATTTATCTGAAAATAACATTGGTTTCCGGAATGGATTTATTAAACTTATTGATTATAGTGATTTTAATGATTAGTCGTGATTTGTCCGAATAGAAAGAGGTTTTAATATGAAGTGGAATACTACAGCTCCTAAACAGACCTATAACACTTATGAGGGTGGTAAGGCTTATCAACACACTCTTGAAGATGAATGGTCTAATTTTATTTTTTCAAGCTATCTTGGAGATTCATATTATGAAACAGAAGAGCAGGTTCAACAGCGTTATATTGAACTAACTGAAAAAATTATCGCTAAATATGGACCAGAAATTGCTGGTAAGATTGCTCAATTTAGCCGCAATGAGCTTGGACTTCGTAGTATTTCTCAGCTTACTATGGCTATGATTAATGACAAACAATTCAGTGGCAAGCGTCAACTTTTTGCTAAATATTTTCATCGTCCTGATGATGTAGCAGAAATTCTTGCTGCTATGGATATGCTTGGTCAACATTGGTCACACGGTTTTGTTCGTGGTGCTGGAGATTATCTTTCTACTCTTAAAGAGTATCAGCTTGCTAAATATAAAATGCTAGGAAAGAAGTACAATCTTTATGATTGTATTAATATTTGTCATCCTAAATCTAAGGCTATTACTGCTTTCAAGAAGAATCAAATTGATGCTCCTGATACTTGGGAAGTAAAAATCTCAACTGCCAAGAGCAAAGACGATAAGAATAAAGAGTGGGTACGTCTTGTGCGGGAAGGCAAGCTAGGATATCTTGCTCTACTTCGTAATCTTCGTAATATTATTGAAGCTAATATTTCAAATACAGATATTCAAAAATATCTTGTCCCACAACTAACTAATGAGACTGCTATTAAACGTAGTCTTGTGTATCCATATCAAATTTATAATGCTTATATGGCAATTAAAAATGCTGGATATGTTAATACTGCTATTATTGGTGGCCTTGAGCAAGCATTTATTTATTCTTGCGGAAATATGCCAGACCTTAATCATAGTGCTATTATTCTTGATGTATCTGGTTCAATGGAAGATAGAGTTAGTAAGCAGTCTAATATGACTATTAAGCAACTTGGAGCCTGTTTTGCTGCTGCTATTTATCTAAGTCAGCCAGATGTAACTTTTGTCAAGTTTGGTAATACTGCTCTTGAGAAGACTTTCCGTAAAAATATTACTCCATTTGAAATTATTAATCAAATGTGTGCTAATGATGGCTGCGGATTTGGAACTTGCTTAGGTTCAGCTTATCAGATTTTAAATCGTAAGTATGATAATATCTTTATTATTTCTGATATGCAGACTATGGATGTAAATGAGTGGGAAGGCTATGGTTGGTATCATTCGACTTCAACTTCTCAAACTTATCGTGAGTATACTAATAAGTACGGAACTCCAGAAGTTTATAGTTTTGATTTAGGTCATTATCATACTACTGCTCATAGTCCAGCAGATAATATCCATCTAATTACTGCGCTTAACGATAAGGTATTTAAGTTTATTGAAATTCAAAAAACTGGGAAAAACCTTATTAGTTATATTATTGAAAACTACTAGTTTTCTTTCTTTTCTTTCCTTTCTCTATTCCGTATTTCTTTTTATGAAGTGCGGAATTTTTTTTTGACAATTTTTCTAGAAACATGCTATAATTATATTAAGAAAAAGGAGGAATTATGAAATTCAATCTTGATACTTGTGTGAGCAACGTGGCCTTTAGAATATATGCAGACCTAAAAGATTTTGAAAACGATATTGAACAAATGATTCCTCTTAAAAATGTGCGGGCAAGTGATATAGATAATCTTCTTGAAAGTTATGGGTTGAGATATTATGACCTCCCGCAAACTATAAAGAATAAAATTGACGAGATAGATTTAGTGGACTAAGGGGTGTTGCCGTTGTTTCCTATAGACTGTCTTACAGATATTGATAAACAAACTATTAATGAATATTTAAAAGTAAATAATTTTAATTTAATTAATTTAGAAAATGTATTAAATAATTGGAATAAAAATAAGTTAACTTTATTTAAGGCTTTAGGAAAACAATTAAAAATTTCTGTTCCCATCGAGACAAAAGTTAGAAATAAATATCTTATACAAAAACTTAAAGATTATTATTCTTATCCAGCTTCTATCCATTATGATTTTGATACTTTTGTTCCATCAGATATTTTATTTATGATGCGACAAAATCCGTCTCAAGTTATCAATGATTATCATTTAACTAATGAGTTTATTAAAGATAGTTTTCTATTCTTTTTAAATTCTGATTCAATTCCCGCGCCTTCTTATTTTACATTTCTTCGACTCTTGGATTATCAAGATGTATTTAATAATTATTATAATAATACTTTTGATGAACCATTGAAATTTGCCCAAGAGGGAAAGAAAGATTTAATTATTAAAAGTGGAACTAAAATTATGCGGGCAATCAGAAAAGTATTAGAATATTATAATTATCCTAATATGAAACTTTTTGAAAAATGGAGAGATGATATCTCTATTATCCGCACAACTACACATACTACTTCTAATTTAGTTATTTCAATTCATCCAATTGACTTTATGACTCTTAGTGATAATAATAGTAATTGGAGTTCTTGTTTAAATTGGAAAAGAGAAGGTTGTTATAGCAATGGTACTATAGAATTACTTAACTCAAACATGGCTGTAGTGTGTTATATTGAAAATCCTAATACTGAATATTTTATTAATCCTGAAAGTTCTCAATATATAGCTCCTAATAAAATGTGGAGAGCTATTGGTTATGTTCATAAGAAAATTATTCTTATAGGTAAAAGTTATCCATTTTCAGATGATGATATGTCTCAAAGATGTTTAAAAATTCTAGAAGATTTAGTTTATAAAAATCTAAAATGGAAATATAGTTTTCATAACCAAGAGTACAAAGATAGTGTGTATTTTGAAAATGATAATGACTTACATCATGGATCAATGGAAGAAATTAAATATATGATTGATAGCTATGATAAAGCTTGTTTTGGTAATCATATATTTTTAGGAAGTAATAATTTATATAATGATGTTGTAGCAGACCCTCTTAACAAATATTATTGTTCTAGGAATAAAGTAAATGGTAATTTATTTTTAAATGTTTCTGGAAAATGCTCTTGTCTTATTTGCGGAGAAGAGATTGATGTACATGGTTCTTCTAAAGTTTGTCCAACATGTCAAAGTTTATATATGTGCGGGAATTGTAGAAAAGTAGATAATCATTATAAAAAAATGTACAGTTTATTTATTACAACTTCACATAGGAGTTATCTTTCTTATGCTGAATATGCTTTTGAACATGAAAGAAATACTATTAATCTTTGTGATAAATGCTTAAAAGATATGATTAATAAAAAATATTTATCTGTTTTTAAAAGTGGTGAAGATGTATTTTTAGCTTTTAATAAAGAATTTCAGGATGCTAGAAAAAGCCCTTTAATTTATTATGTTCATCGTGAAAAACCATATGATTTAAATTTAGATATAGAATTTACTTATTTTCAATATTGGTATATTGAACATTTTTTATTTAAAAATTATTTTTATAATATAGATAAAAATAAACTTTTAGAAATGAAAAAAGTTTTAGATAATAACACTGAGTTGTTAACATTTGATAATATAAAAAAATATCCTCAATTAATTTGGGCAAAATAAAAGAAAAAAGTAGCTGTTACTTTTATAATAATTATATTATTTAGAGAAAGGACGTGGTATCTTTGTTATTTTATAAATTAAATACAGATATGTCTACAGATAAGGATGGTAATTCTAAGGTTAAAGTAAATGTAAAAGATTCCAATGGTAATGATTTTGAAGTTGCAGAAGAAGGAAAAGATTTACTTCAATTATTTGAGAAAATTATGAAAGATTTTGATAATGTAAATATTAAAACAAAAGAAGAGAAAAAAGTTACTACTCCTGATAGTTCAGTTGAAACTTTACTTCGTCATAAAAATATTGAACTTAGAGCGAAAAATGAAAAACTTCAACAAGAAGTTGTTAAGTTAGCTCAAGAAGTTAATAGATTAACTGAACTTCTTAAAGAAGAAAAAACTAAAAATGTAAGATTTACTACACCATCTCCTACTTTTTCAATGGATAAACTAAATGAAGGTGAAATTAATGATGCATATTTAAATTCAATTACAGATTTTTTAACAGGAATTTTTTAATAGATAAATAAAAGAGAGTAAAAAGCCATTCTCCGTAGGAGAGTGGCTTTTTTTGTTTAAAGGAGGAATTTATGCAATTAGCTATTCCATTCCAAGCGAATGGAAAACTTAATAGTAAAGCTGATGAATTTATAATTGATTATGATTCAAATAAAAATCAATATCAAAATTTAGTTAATTTCATTACAGCTTTTCCTGATAAAGTTATTAATATAAATATAAAATCTGAAATTAATTTTAAAGAATTAGAAACTTTAAATAAAATAGGTAAAATTAAAATAATTTTAAATCCAAGAAAATGAGCATTGTCCGCTCAATTTGTAGAGAAAGGTATTGATTTTTATTTTAAAAAAGAATTAATTCCTTGTAACTATTATCAATTACATTCTATCTTATCTCTTGGTGTTTCAGATATCTATATTCAAGATGATTTATGCTATGAAATGGATAATGTTAAGAATTATTGTAGACAGTATGGAGTAAACTTAAGAGTTGTTTTAAATACAATACCTCATTCAATGTTAATTAACCAAGAGGAAAAGAATATTGTATTTTATAGACCTGAAGATACATATTTTGATTGATACTTTGATATTGCGGAATTTGATGTTACAACTCAAGATAATAAAATAAATTGAAATTTATTAAACGTTTTATATGATACTTATTTTATAAATAAAAGATGATATGGTAATTTACAAGAAATTATTAAAGGTTTACCATTTGAAGTTTATAATAAATCTTTAGTTCCTGATTTTAATGAGTGTAAATTAAATTGTAAAATGAAATGTAGAAATAGACACTCTATTTGTAATAAGTGTAGTCAATTTTTAGATATATCAAATCTTTTAGTTGCAAAAGATATAAGATTTGATTTTAGTTAACTTGGGCATTTTTGAGAAAAGAAGAGTGCGGAAAATATATTATTTTTAGATAAATAAAATACAAGGAGTAGAAAGGAGTTAATATTGGATAGTGGTACAACATTTATTAGTAAAGCTGGATTACAACGTTTTTATGCTAGAATTTATGAAGTCTTTGCTAATAAAAATCATACCCATGTTGGTACTAATATAGATGCAGCTACTACAACTGTTCGTGGTACTGTTCAACCAGATGGGACTACAATTGATGTTACTGCTGCTGGTGTAATTAGTGCTAAGACCGCTACAGGAAGTGCTAAAGGTATCGTACAACCAGATGGTACTTCTATTAATATTAATAATGGAACAATTAGTGTTCCTGATGCTAGTACAAGTCAAAAAGGACTTTTATCTTCTAGTGATAAAACTAAGTTAAATGGAGTTGCAACAGGAGCTACTAAAACAGAAGTTACTAATGCTACTACTTTAACTATTACTGATAGTGCGGGAAGTACATCTACTTTTTCTGGTATGACCGCGGCTGAAAGAAGTAAATTATCTGGGATTGCGGACAATGCTAATAATTATAGTTTACCCACAGCTTCATCAGATACTCTTGGTGGAATTAAAGTTGGTAATCATCTTTCAATTATAAATGGTGTTTTAACAATTGCTGATACTGTAGCATTAGTTTCTGCTTTATCTAATTATGTTACAACAACTACTTTTAATAATTTTAAAACAGATGATTATGATGTTTTTAAATTAGCTCGTGAAACTAATTTTGGTGAAGATATTGGAGATGGACTTGCTGTTTCTCCTTCAAAGAAATTAGTAATTGATACTAACTTTCTTGGAGATTATATTTCAGAGCAGTTTACTCCAGGCGTTGTAGTTCCTACTTATAATAGTAAAACAGGACAATATACAGGAATTCCAGAATGGTTAGCTAGTACACTTGAGGAAGATGAACATAAAGATGAAATTTATACAACTCGTATTCCTAAATGAGATACTAGCCATGATGTAGTCTGTGTTAAAACTGATGATAATGCTGGTCTTAGTGTAACACCTTCAACAGAAACTTATGCGGGAGCTGATGATTATAAAAACTTACCAGCTTTTAAAACTTGGGAGGTTAATGGTGGTTATAGTGGAACTGGCATTCCATATGTAACAGCATTTAAAGGTCGTGACTCTTGGTTTAGTAGAACTGGTGAAAATGGAGATGTCTGGATTATGACCCGTGTACTTTGGTATAAGTGGGAAGAAGATGAAGACTATCAATATATTTCTATTTCTGCTAGTCCACAAACAGGATTTATTCCTGAACCTGGTGCTGTATTAGCAAATGGACAGCTAAGACCATTTATTCTTAGAGCTAAATATCCTATTGGAACTTACAATGGAAAGATTGCTTCTGTCTCTGGTGTTATGACTAGAGTAAGAGATATTTCTTATAATACTTTAATTACTTTAACAGCAGCTAAAGGTGCGGCTTATGGTAGTTTATCAGTCGATGACTTATGGTATTTTAAGACAATGATTCTTATTAAATATGCAACGAAATCTTCACAAACAGCCTTCCCCGGATGTACAAATCATTATTTAACTTATTATCCAGTTATCGCCGAGACAAATGTAACTCACGTTACTTTATCTGCTGCTAATGCTGCAAATATTCCTGTAGGAAGTACAATTTGTATAGGTACTTCTGACAGAGGTGGACAGATTATTAATAATGCAAAAGTAATTTCTAAAGAAACTACAGCAGATGGCGTTGCATTAAATCTTAATACTACAACACCTTTTAGCACATTAACGACACATAGAGTAGATACTTTACCTTGGTACTGCGGTTCTTGCGATGAGGTACTTGGTAATGATGGTTCACCTACTGGTGATATGAATGGTAAAGAGCCATTTATTCTTCAAGGTATTGAATATATGGTTGGTGCTTGGGAAATTTCAACTGATATTATGTTTAATTGAATTGATGGTGAAGGACATATATTAGTTGGCAAAGACCGTTCTACTAAAGTTTCTGGTAATTCAACAGGATTTGTTGATACTGGACTTAAAGTAGGACAAGGTTCAAATGATGGATGGGTATATCCAACAGATTTTACTCATCTAGATGGATTAATTATTACGACCAATACGGGTGCAAGTCAAACTACTGGTGTAGGAGATGGTAATTACACTTATAAGACTGGTACAACTCAAACAGGACTACGCGAGTTTCTGGCCTTCGGTGGCCTCCACTATGGTGGTGCTGCGGGTGCTTCGTGCTTCGCCTCGGATAGCGTGCTTTCGGTCACGGGGTGGGACATTGGCGGGCGCCTTTCTGGAACAGATACTTATGGTACTTGGTCTAATAGTTAATTTTTAGTAATATAGGTTTAGACATTTTTAAAAGAAGGGATTTGTAACGAAAATTGTTCTGAAGCCCTTGCTTATGTTTCTAAACTGTATTTACTTTTCCTTTGGCGGGCGCTCCTTGGCGGGCGCTCGTGAGGTATAAAAAGTGCGGTTTCAGGCCTTCGGTAACCTCAACAATGGTGGTAATGCAGGTGCTTCATGCTTCAACTCGAATAACGAGCTTTCGAACACGAGGTGGAACAATGGCGGGCGCTCATATTGATATTCTAAGTTTTTTATATATTACTTTTAGTAATATTAAATATACTTGCGTTACATCTAGACTACATACTTTGCAAAAAGTCGTGATAGTCCATATGCCTGGCTCTTTTGAGTGAAATGTTATATTCAGAAAATTGGGTTAGTAGCCTATATGGTAGAAAATTCAATTTAGAATATCAATAAGAAAGTGAAAAATGAAGTCATATTTAAAACATTTTACAATTACTCGTGATTTTATTGAGTATGCTTATGAGAAATGACTTAAAGCAGAAGCGGGTCATAAAAATGAATGACGAGTTCAAAAAGAATATGATTCTAAAGATGCTCTTATTGACGAGATATATACGGAGATTAAAAATCGAACAGTTACTCTTAGACCTATTCATAGATATAATCATTTAGAAGAAACTAATGGTAAAATTAGAGTACTTGGGGTTGAGTCTGTAAAACAACAAATACTTGATTATATTGTAGTTTTAGCTTTAGATGAATTTTTAAATAAAAGAATAGGTTATTGACAAATTTCTGGAATTAAAAATAGAGGAGCTGTTAGATATTTAAGGAAAGTTCAAGGATGAACTAGAAATTGTAAATATCATGTTCATGTAGATATTAAACAATTTTATCCTTCTACTTCTAAATCTCTAGTCTACAAGGTTTTATTAAAATATATTAAAAATGAAGAAATCCTATATATAGCAAAATTATTGCTTAACTCTTATAATTTTGGTTTAGAGTTAGGAAGTTATTTTAGTTTATGTATGGCAAATTTAGTTGTAAGTTTTTGTTATCATGAGCTAGAAGAAAAAAAGAATTTAAAACATCAAGTTTGGTATATGGATGATGGTTATTTATTTGGAGATGATCCAGAAGAATTAACTGCCCTTGTTAATGAATTAAGCACTTATCTTTTCCAAAATTTTCATCTAGAACTTAAAGCTTGAAAAATATGTTTAAATAAACGTACATATCGTAGTCGTACTGTTAAACATTCAATTTTTAAAGGAGAGCCAGTAGATTTAGCTGGTTATCGAATTACTCCCACTTGTATCACTTTAAGAAAAAATCTTTTTAGAAGATTGTTACGTTCTTATCGAAGATTTTTAAAAAAAGGTGGAGAACGTCTTGCAAGAAGATGTTGCAGTTATTGGGGATATTTAAAATATACTGATAGTTTAGGAGTACGACGACGTTATAATTTAGATAGAATAATGAAACAATGTAGCGCATTAATATCAGCCTTAGATAAAAGGAGGGCCAATGAGAAACAATAAAACTATTAGTGCAGATGAGATTTTACCCATTGAAATTATTAATAGAAAAAGTCAATCTGAAATTTGACTTCGTCAAAATATTGAATTTGTAGAAACTGAAGACCCAGAAGGTAATCCTTATTCTTACTGAACCGCAGATGAAGTTTCTGGAACTTTAAAACAAAATGTATCATATGAGGATGTAGAAAAAAACTTTGATGAATATTGAGAACTTTTAAATCTTCAAAAATTAACAGATAGAGAGTTAGCAGAGAACGTTTTAAAATTAACTCAATTAGTTCAAGCTCAAATTGATTTTACAGCTCTTATGACTGATACTGTTATTGAAACGGAGGAATAATAAATGGCTAATGCAATTGAAACAAAAGCAGCTAAATATTATCAAAAAGGACTTTGGAAGAAAGCTCAATTAATTGCTTTAGTAGAAAAAGGACTATTATCTTCTGAAGCCTACGAAAGAATTACTGGAGAGGAACATACAGAAGGCGAGTAGATAATTATTTATTATGACTCAATTCAGAACTTGAGCCCGAGCCTAAACCAACGGTAATGATCCTAAGGTTATTAAACAGGAATAATAGGCTCGCCACCGTTTTAACGCAAAGGCGGTGATATATCAACTATGGGGTCCTACGAGACCCCTTTTTCTTTGAAAGGAGTGTACACCAATGGACCCAGCAGTTATACAAGTAGTCATTGCAGGGGTTATCGAAATTATAGCAATACCTCTGACCGTATTCGTCTTGGAAAGAATAATAGGTCGCCGCCTTGATAAGTTCGACTCGAAGCGTGAAATAGCCCGTGCCGAACGGGTCGAGACGGAGCGCAAGATTATTGAGCAACGTAAAGCAGAACAAAACATCGTTCTTGCCATTGCACGGACAATGCTGCTCGATAATTGAGAAAAGTGTATGGAGAAGGGATTTTACTCCATCGAGGAGCGTGAGGTCTATCATAAGTTATATGAGGCATACAGAGAAGATAACGGCAATGGTATCATCGAAGAAATTGCTCCGCGTATTCGTGCGTTACCAATGGAACCACCAAAGAATTAGGAAAAAGAAATGTTAAACGTACTTATAAATTAAAAGGTGACGTAAACATTTTTTTCATAATATAGACGAATTAAGAGAAGATATTCATAGATTATGTTTTAAAAAACAGTTATAGGAAGGGATGTCTTTAAACACATCCCTTCTCATTTTATTTATTTAAATTTATTTAATTTGAATGAATTAAAATAAGTAAAATGAGAGTTTAGTAAAAGGAGATACAATGGCAAAATTAATTGATCTTGGTGGATTAACGGAATTCTTCTCTCATTTAAAAAGAATGTTCGCATTAAAATCTCAAATAACAAAAGTTAATTATGATGCCGGAACAGGAGGAAGAGCTCGATTATTACTAACGCAATCAGATGGATTAACAGAATCAGTTCCTCTTCCAACATATGAAGTTCTTGAAAATTATCCTTCAATAGATTTAACTGAAGAATCTGATGGAGTTATTTTTCAAGTTAATAATATAGATGGCTCTGCGGTAACGAAAATTTTCCATGGCACGCAAGGAGAAAAAGGTGACACTGGAGCAACTGGTCCACAAGGTCTTACAGGCCCAAAAGGTGATAAAGGAGATACAGGAGCTAAAGGTGATACTGGAGCAACTGGTCCGCAAGGAGAACCTGGATTAAGCCCTACTTTAACTGAAACTCAAACTTCTACGGGTTATGATATTGAGATTACAGATACTAATGGAAGTAGAACTATTTCTATTTTAAATGGTAATGATGGAGAAATTTATGACGAAGTAACCCAAGAGGTTCACGGAATTATGTCTACTTCTGATAAAATTAAATTAGACAATATTGCGGACAATGCAACAAAAACAGAAATAATAAATAATGGTAAAACAGTTTCTATTACAGATGCTAATGGAAATACTACAACTTACAACGAACCTTCTTTAGCTACTTATCTTTTAGATGGGTTAATGTCTAAAGATGATAAAGAAAAACTTGATTCAATTCCTGCAGAAGCTTCAAAAGTTTCAATTGATATTTCTAATAATAGACTTATTATTGAAGATTCAGAAGGAAATCAAAATATTTATACAGGAGAGTTTGAAGGTTATAATGATATAGGTACATTTAATGGAAGTTTAGATAATTTTTCTATTCCAGTTGGATTCTACAATTTAGTAGAAGGTCAATATTCAAATGGACCTGAACAAGATTTTAATGATATAGAATTAAATAATGGTATTTTTATTCAATTTGGAAATACTGTTAAGACTCAATTAATTTATGGAGCTCAAGGAATAACTACTGGTTATTTATTTTTTAGAAATTATATCAACAATCAGTGAACAAATTGAATATTAATTAATCCTCCATTAGAATTAACAGAAGCTACTCAATCAGCAAATGGATTAATGTCAAGCATTGATAAAACTAAATTAGATGGTATTGCAACTAATGCTAATAGAACAGAATTTGCTAATTCTATTTTATCTATTGTTGATGAAAATGGACAACGACAAAATGTTAATATTGTTGATAGTACAAAACAGTTTTTTATTAATGAAAATTCTAATACTGCTAATTTTAATAATAGTAATGAAAAATTTATAACAGGGTATGATGCTATAGGAAATAGTCAATCATTTTATTCTGATTATAATAGAGTTAATTTTTTAGGAGAATCTAGTTTAATTTCTAATATTATAAATTCAATAGAGAATAATAATGCTACTGCTGTTACCTTTTATGAAAAATATGGTAATAAAATTATCTTATTTGATATAGATAATTATGTTATATACAGTTATTCATTTAATAATATTAATAATCTTTTTACTTTAGATTCTTCTTATACTATTCCAATAGCAACAGAAAAAAAAGAAGGATTAATTTCTTCAAATGATTTACAAAAATTAAATAGTATTGCGAATAATGCTGTAAACGTATCTCTTGATGAAACTACTAATACTCTTACTTTTATAGACGGTGAAGGTAATGAAACTATTTTTGAGGCTGCTCCGCAATCTAATGATAATATTGAAATTTCTTCTTTAACTTTTAATGGAGAAACTTTTGGAAAATATCTTAAATTAATTAATGGAGATGAAGAATTAGTTTTAAGTTCTGACTTTAATAAAGAAAGTTGAATTTTATCAACATCAGAAATAACTAATTTTGAATCACTTTTAAATGATTCTTCTAATTTAAGAGATATATATAAATATTTTGGTAATAAAATTACTATTTTAGAAAAAGATACAGGTGATATTTTTACTTATTCTTTAGAAGAAAATTCTTATGAAAAAAGTATTATTACTCAAAATACTACTTATGGATTAAATTATAATCAAAATACTCATACAATGTCTTTATCTCAAGTTTATAGTAGTTCTGATATTGAAATACCTTTAGCTACAGATGAAATTGCAGGTTTACTTAGTTCATTAGATAAAGATAAAATTGATTCAATTGTTGAGGGTGCTACAAAAATTGAAATTTTAGATATTGATGACCAAGAGAGAAAAGTAACTATAGGCAATTTAGAAGATGAAAATAATTATCCTTTATCTTTTGGTAGTAATATTATTATTGTAACAAATAATAATATTGATAGTTTGCGGAATAATCTATCAAATACCGCTAGTCAAATTGAATTATATAATCAAGAATATGGAAATATTTTCTATTTATATAATATTGATAGTGCGGAATATTGATATTGTGAATATAATGCAACTTTAGAAATATATGAATTAACTAAATATTCTATTCCTGAAGCTACTCAAGATAAATCTGGTTTATTATCTGATAGTGATAAAACTAAATTAGATAATATAGAAGATAATGCTAATAATTATATTCTTCCAATAGCAACAGATGAAAGCCTTGGAGGTTTTAAAGTAGGAAATGGTTTGTCTATTTCTGAAACTGGTATATTATCACTAAAACTTGGTACTGGATTATTATTTAATTCTAGTAATCAATTAGTTATAGATACTTCTACTCAAAATAATACAGAAGTTGAAGGTGGAAATAGTTCTTGAGAAGTTACTGAAAAAACTGGTTTAGAATCTCTATTTATAGGTGGACATTCTGGATTAAAAATTACACCTTTAACAGAATATACAAATGCTTTAATTTTAGATATAGATGAAAATACTTTTACTTTTAATGAAAATAAATTAACAATTTCAAATATTCCTATTTCTAAAGGCGGAACAGGTGCAGCTACTAAAGAACAAGCTCTAATTAACTTAGGAGCCCAAGCATTACTAAAAGATAGTTCATATATTTATATAGGAGATAATAATACTATACAATTTGATTATGGTTTATTTAATAGAAATCTTGCAGAAGATTATATAGTTGAAATTAAACCTGAAAATTTTGAGCGTTATTTAGAAAATATAACCACATCTATAGAAGTAGCTACTTTTTTTAATGATTATTATGGTAAATCAAATTTCAGAATTAAATCTCAAGATGATTTTAAAGTTTATGAATTAGCTTTTAACCAAGAGACAGAAGTATATGAAGTAGAAAAAATTTATAATTATAAAACAGCTAGTGCGGACAATGACGGACTTCTTTCGGCAGCAGATAAAAATAAATTAGATAAAGTTAAAGATTATGAATTTGGTTCAATAGAACCAGAAAGTAATCGTTTATTTGATGGTATGCTTTGATTAAAAACGGAAGATAATGTTATTAGTTTTAGAAGATGAACAGAAGTTGATGATAACGAAACTTTCAATTACCCTAGTGGAATTAATTATAGTAATATTAATTTGTATCCTGATGATAATATTTATCCTAATATAGATGCAGATTTAATATATCCTAGTGAAAAATTATTTGGAAGTTATATTTTAACTCCTAATACTAATATATATCCAGAAAATGATGCTTTCCCGCACAAGGGGAATGGTTGAATAATTTATACGACATAAAAGGAGGAAGAGAATGGCTTATAGTAGAATTAATTTTAAAAATGGTGCGGAAGGTGGAACTCCTTTAAGCGCTGCTAATATGAATCATATAGAAGATGGAATAGTTGAACTTGAAACTAATAAACAAGATAAATTAACTGCGGGAAGTAATATTACAATTACTGGAAATACTATTTCTGCAACTGTCCCGCAAGTTCCTAATGAAACAGTTGATTTAACTTTTACTTATAGTGATGGAACGAGTGAAGTAATTTCTTTTGTAATTGATGATAGTAATGTTGGAGAATAAAAATGACAGCTATTAATTTTACAGATATTCGTTCTATTGGGTTACATAATAAAAGTGTAACTCAAATTAGTTATACTAATTCAGGTGAAATTATTTGACCTACTCCTTCTCTACCTTCTAATTATACTCGTGGAGATTTTTTACAGCAACACTTATCTGATAATAGAGGTGCTCATTTTTCTCTTCCTATTGGTTTAACAGAAGATATTCAATTTGAAATTACTTTAAGTTTTAATACTTTAGGAGAAGAAGAGGAAGAAAAAAGAAATATTTTAGGTTGTTATGATGATGAAGAAAATGTAGTTTGAGGTTTACAAATTTTAAATAATGAGTTATATTTTAATGAAGAACTTGTTCAAAATTTTTCTTTGTCAGAAGATACAATTTACAATATAATTATATTAGATAATGAGTTAAGGATTAATGGAAATTTAGTTCATACTTCTTTAATTCATCCTTTTGAATGAAATTATTTAGGTTTATATGATTTAATTTTACCAGACCAATCTATTGATATTAATTTTCAACAAGCAGATATAAGTATTTACAAGGTAAGAATAAAAAATAATGGTACTTATTCTTACGATTGTGTACCTGTTGAAAATAATAATACTCATTATACCGGTTTATATGATTTAATTGGTCAAAGATCTTTTTATGATAATCAAAATCCTACTATATTAACTGTAGGAACAAATTCTTAAGCTGGTATAAAAAACTTTTTGACAACTTGTCGTAAAATATTGTATAATATATTTACAGAGTCGGAAAGAGGTTAAACAAAAATGTTTTGATTGAAAAAGAAAAGAAGTTGATAAAAAAAAATAAATGACAAATGAATTAAAAGCATAGTATAATATATTTAAAGAAATTGATAATTGATAATTCCTCATGGTGTAATTGGCAACACAATGGATTCTGGTTCCATTATTTCACGTTCGAGTCGTGATGAGGAAGCCACGCCCTTGTGACGGAATTGGCAGACGTAGTGGACTCAAACAAATTTGAGCACTTAGATTTGGAAACTGCTAAGTGAATGCTGGCTAATTCGGTGAAACTCTATTTAAGTAGACAACGCCGAGCTAAATTTTTAGGGCAGACCCATATAATTTAGTCTTCCTAAATTTTATTTATATTGGATAAGTGAGACATGGAAGGATAAAAATGGGTCTAAAAAAATATTCTAAAGAATGGTTAGAAGAGCTTTGTAAAGATAGTTTTTCTTATGCAGAAGTATTAAGAAAAGCAGGTAGAAAACAAGGCGGCGGTGCTCAAAAAACTTTGAGAGAAAAAATTGAGTTATACAATATTGATATTTCTCATTTTACAGGACAAAATTGGAGAAAAGGAAAAACTAAAAAATCTGATAGTAGACTTTTACAGCAAGGATTAAATCAAGAAAAATATCTCCTTGAAGAAGTTTTTGTAAAAAATAGTCCTGTTACTCAAAAAGTTTTAAGAGGGTATATCGAAAGACATTCTGTATTAGAATATAAATGTCAAAATTGTGGATGTAATGGTAATTGGCAAGGTGGAAAAATTGCTCTTGAAGTTCATCATATTAATGGTGATAATAAAGACAATAGATTAGAAAATCTACAGTATTTATGTCCAAATTGCCATGCTTTAACTGATACTTATTGTGGCAAAAATAAAAAGTCCTAAAATAAATGTGTAGAGACTATATACCAGCCTCCTAAGTTGAAAAATATGGAGAAGACATAGTCCAGACTACAACTACTTTTAGTAGGCTATGGTGACATAGTGTAGTAAGAAAATCCACGGGCTTCGGCCGTAAGAGTTCGAATCTCTTCAGGGGCACCAAAATGTTAATAATAATTGACGTGATAGTTAAAACAGTTACTTCTCTGAGATTAGCTCAATTGGTAGAGCGTTTGTTTTACGTACAAAATGTAATAGGTTCGAATCCTATATTTTAGATTTTATACCTGTTTTATAGATTTCCGTCAATTTTAATACTCCCATAGTGTAATGGTAGCACAGTGGTCTTCAAAACCATAGCAACCTGTGTCCAAAGCAGGCGGTCTCTGTTCGAATCGGAGTGGGAGTGCCATTGTAAATAAAGCGTGATAGTAAGAAAGTTACTTCGCACACAATGCAACAGACTCTTAATCTGTCAATAACACTTTCTTTATTATTTCCGCTAATATTAAATATTTATTGGTGAGAATAAATATTTAGTAAGATGATTGTAAGAAAGATACTTCAACTCATAAACAGTTACGGCATAGAGCTTTCTTTCTTAAAAATATCTCTTGCATTAGTTTTATTAATAATTTGACGTGATAGTTGAAATAGTTACTTCATATTTAACTCAATGGGTAGAGTAATTATCTTGTAAATAATCTGTTATTGGTTCGAATCCAATGGTATGTGCTTTTCACTATTTCATAAATTTCCGTCAATTTTTTTATGGGACTTTAGCTCAGTTGGTAGAGCAGAGGACTCTTAATCCTAAGGTCATGGGTTCAAACCCCATAAGTCCCACCATTAACGGGATGTAGGGTAATTGGTAACCCCCTGCATTTGGGATGCAGTTATTGCACGTTCGAGTCGTGTCATCCCGAGATTTTATTTATTTATTTAAAATATTCTTAAGAGGAAAAATGGGAGTAAAATTATCACAAGAAGAAGTTATTAGAAGAATTAAAAAAAATTTTAAGCAAGATGTATCTCTTATTAGTGAATACAAAAATAAAAGAAGTAAAGTTAAATTACATTGTAATGAATGTGGATATGAATGAGAAGCTTCTGCTCAAACGGTTATTGATAATAATAGTTGTCATGTTTGTCCTAATTGTAATAATATAAAACAAAAATTTCATTGTGCTTATTGTAATAAAGAAATTTATAGAATTCCTTCTGAGATAAAAAGAAATAAAAGTGGTTATTTTTATTGTTCAAAAACATGTGGAAATTTACATAAAAATTTATTAAGAAAAACATCAGGAGAATGAAATAATTCTAAAAATTATAGATTAAAAGCTTTTGAAAAATTAGAGCATTGTTGTGTTTCTTGTGGATGAAATGAAGATGAAAGAATATTAGAAGTTCATCATATAGATGAAAATAGAGATAATAATAATATAGATAATTTATGTATTCTTTGTCCTACATGTCATAGAAAATTAACTTCTCATTATTATATATTGACACCCTCTTTTAAAGTAATTTTAAAATAATTTAACGGGCTGAGGGACTGCTAGGAGTGGTCACCTGTCCTGCAAACAGGAAAGCAGCTGGGTTCGAATCCCAGTCGGTCTACCAAAAATTTTTTGGACAAAAATGAATAATTTATAGTATAATTTTTATATTAATATTAAATTCTCTTGTAGCTCAAAAGTAGAGCACACGACTGATAATCGTGAGACGAAGGAGCGTTACCTTCCGAGAGAACCATGGGTCAGCTTCCGAGTTGGAGAACGGAGACAGTCTGTAAAACTGTTGCTTTAATGCTGAGTAGGTTCGAATCCTGCCTGACCCACCAACATTAAAATTGGAAGGTAGCTCAATGGTAGAGCCATCGGCTGTTAACCGATCTGTTGTGGGTTCGAGCCCCACTCTTCCAGCCATATGGTTGTATAGCTCAGTAGGTAGAGCAAAGGCCTGAAAAGCCTTGTGTCGTTAGTTCGATTCTAACTACAACCACCAAATTATGGGACTGTAGCTTAGCTGGCTTAAAGCGTCGGACTGTCTCTCCGAAGATCGTGGGTTCGAATCCCATCAGTCTCGCCAATATGGAGTCTATAGTATAATGGTTAATTACGATTGGCTGTGGCCCAATAAATGAAAGTTCGATTCTTTCTAGATTCCCGGAATGCTTTGTCTAAAACCTTCACGTGGTGCATTCTGATTTCGACTAATATTAGACAATATATTATAAAGGGCTTGTGATGGAATTGGCAGACATGATTGCCTTAGAAGCAATTGCTTTATGCGTGGAAGTTCGAGTCTTCTCAGGCCCACCAAAAGAACAAAGGAGACAATATGTCAGAAAAAGTAGGTATTGCTGCACCTTGAATTGATTATGCTCGTAAAGTTCGTGCTTTATTCGCAAATGATCCAGATGTAATTGTAGAATATGATAATGAAAATATGAAACTTAACTTGCGGGTCAATGGAACAGCAAAAGCAGATGCTCTTGCTCAACTTCTTCCAACAGAAAAAGAGTTTGGAAATGTAGTTCTTGCAATTAATGTTATTCCCACAAATGGTGGAAAAACATGTGCTAATCTTCTAAAAGATGCTTTAATTGGTAACAATGCTTTTTATGATATTATTGATTTTACTAAAGATACTCCGTATCCAGATGTAGTATATGTAGTTTTTGATAATAATGTAGTTCAATATCCTAATGATAATCTTAGTCATTATGCGGGAGTAGAAACTACACTTTATGCGGATATTGCTAAAGAAGTTTTTGAAAATGTAGATGGTAATGTTTATTTTAATACTATTTACGATGAAGATAATGATCTTCATTCAGATATTCCTTCTGGAGTTTGGCCTGTAGATTAAAAATTTTTTTTGACAGATTGAATTAAAATATAATATAATATAAATACAGTGAGAGAGAAAAAAAATAGTTAGTTAAGACAGAAAATAATTTTTGACAAGATGATAGAAGATATGTTATAATATTAATTGACAAGAGGGGACTTCAAAGAAACCGCGGAAATCTTTGAAGAGTGGTAACCGGCTCTCAGCGGCCTAGGAGACAAATACGGAATCCTAGATAGCGCGTGCCACGAAAGGAGTCATGACCTTTCTAAACAGCGAGAGATAGAATAACGAGGTGGTCTCTCGGGAAGTGTTACCTAAGTCAATTATTATCTGAGTCTGGTTTTCCTCAGATATAAAGTTAAAAAAGAAAAGTCCAATGTCTGTTACTCCACAGGCCACAAAAGGAGAAAAGACTTGGCCGTGAGAACGAGTCTATATGAAAGAACTCTCATATTTGTTTAGTTGGAGATACGGTATCGAAAGCCGTTTATCCCGATTATACTGGGATAATAGTTTAAAAGGTAAAAATATCAACTAACAAGCGCTTTACTCACATAGAGAGGACAGCTGTGTCGGATCAGTCCAATCAGTCCAATCAGTTGCGCAAGTGGTAGGAAAGGAGGCATCCGAAACTACTGCGACATGGATACATAGAAGAGCCTTCACGTGGCGTATCTGTTTTTACTAATCTTCTTAATAGCCGAAGAGACGGCCTTAGCATTTTAGCTAAGAGAATGTACCGCGAGAGATCGGACGGGTGAAACGATAACATCCTGAAAACAACATTAGGAAAGTAGACTCGCAACGCTTTCCAATAGGAGAAAAGATATGAAAAATTTTTTAGAAAAAGAAATAAAGAAATGTCATAGTAAAACAAGTTATGAAACTAAAGATATTGCTTCGCGGGAAGGGCATTTAATTTTAAATTATAAAGAATTTAGAGTTTATCAGTGTCCATATTGCGGGCAATGACATATTACTACTGGGTCTGTAGCTTAATAGGTAGAGCACAAACCTCATAAGTTTGGGGATATCAGTTCAATTCTGATTGGACCCACCAAGCGGACATAGTTCAAATGGATAGAGCCCAAGTCTTCTAAACTTGTTGTTGAGAGTTCGAATCTCTCTGTCCGCACCACAGGGCGTTAGCTCAACGGTAGAGCAATAGTCTCCAAAACTATTGATGAGAGTTCGACACTTTCACGCCCTGCCAAAAATTTTTTTTGACAATTTAAATTAAAATAGGATATAATAATTATAGAGTGATTGAAAGAGTAGTTACTTCTAGGATGAATAATGTAATAGACAATAAAACTATTCTTTTATAATATCCTCTAAAGTGTGTTATAAAATACAGAGTGATTGGAAAACAGTTACTTCTTATATGATAAAATATAATTTTTAAAAGTTTAGCTAAGACTATTTAATTTAGCTCCATTTCAATACTGTTTTCAATATTTCCTCTTATAGCTCTTTGAAAGAAGAATATCAAGGACTTTATGAAGCATGTGCATTCGCAATAACATGCGGTCATGCGGGCCAGTCAAAAGAGTAGACTTTCATGGGATACTTTGAAAGAAAGCTTTATTATTTTAGGTAACTAAAATAATAGAAGAGATAAAAGTCTCAACTAAAATCTGGTTAGCATTTAATTATTTTGCTATTAAAAGGTAATGTCTTGTCGCTTTCATAATAGGCGCTTCCAGCGGAAGTTTGAATCCTATAAGTCTATAAGCTGGTAACTTATAGATACTGTAGGAAATACCAAATAAGAAAGTTTCTAGTTGCGGGAAAGTGATTTCCTTATAAGACAAGTTCAATGTGCGAGTAGCCCTAATCTAGAATGATAAACGTGAGCCTGCGTTAATGGTTATGATTCTGAAGATTATAATAATTAACTTACTGAATGTTGGGTGAAAGTTAAAGGTAATCAATCCTTTTATAGAGGTGGTATTAAAGTGATGCGGTAGGCAGAATGAAAAACTCACCTGTGGGTTGGACAGCTTTAATTAACTGGGGTAAAAAGTTATAGGCTCGCTACCTATAGCTCAGTTTTATCTCCTATATGACTGAATATTAAAACAAAATAATTAAGTAGAACGAAGGTTCCATAAAATCTTTGATATTCTTCTTTTAAGGTGATTGTAGAAAAAGTTACTTCCCATCAATATGTTACAAGTTCGATTCTTGTTTTTGCCGCTATTTTGGCAGAATAACTCAATTGGTAGAGTGATTGATTTTTTACTTTTTCTTTTATTTCCCTTAAAGGAGGGTTTTGAAAATGACTTCACTTCATGATAAATTTTTAGAAGAAACTGATTTTTGTAAAACTTGCGGAAGTCAACGTTGTGATTGTAGTCCTGAGTGGATTGAAGGCTGTCAACATTTTCAAAAATTTAGTATTGATTATGGTGTTAAAATCTTAAGAAGGATTAAACATAAGGAAAGGACAACCAACGGAGAGTTGGACTCGCCTGCTAAGCGAAGTGCTCTTTAAATAAAAAGAGTTGGGAGCGTAACCCAGTCTTTCCGCCACCGAGAGTTGGTAGAATTGGTGAATACACTTGCTTGGAAAGCAAGCGGGCATTGTAAAATGTCCTCTGAGTTCGAATCTCAGGCTCTCGGCCAATGGAGTAATGGCAGAATGGCAATTGCAGCAGTTTCGAAAACTGTAAAACGGAAACGTTTTGGGAGTTCGAATCTCTCTTACTCCTCCAATATAGAGCCGTTGACAGAGCAGTTTATGTAGCGGCCTGCAAAGCCGTTTAGGTTGGTGCGACTCCAACACGGTTCTCCAAAATATTATGCGGTTGTGGTGTAATGGTAACACACGAGCCTTCCAAGCTTTTGATGAGAGTTCGATTCTCTTCAGCCGCTCCAATGGCGCCATCTTCTAATTGGTCAGGATAGGGGACTCTCAATCCCCCGATGCGAGTTCGATCCTCGCTGGCGCTACCAATACTGCGGCGGGGTGAAACGGTTTCCACGCCGGTCTCATAAGCCGGAGACAGTACGTTCGACTCGTACCGCTCGCAACCAATGAAAGGATGATTCATGTCACATAAATATTTAAACGATATTGGGATAAAATCAAATGACGTTTGTATTTTTAACACTGAATCTATAGATAAAGATAAAAATAGACAGAAACGCTTTAAAAAACAGCGTAAAGAATACGGCTTTGATGAGCGTGAAACATGGTCAATGGATTATACAATAGCTACTTGGCTTTATTCTCACTTTAAAGGATATAAAAAGTATGCTTCAAAAATTATTGATTTAACTTATCATAAATTTGATATTCCTAGATGGGATAAAGAAAATAATATAATTTCTGATGAATTAATTGAAGTTAATCAAAAAGAAGCTATTGATATTGTTATTAAAAATATTAAATTCTATTTAAAGTATAGTGATGATTTAAATAAAGGTGATATAGCTATTAAAAAATTTGAATATGCTTTTAGAATTATAGGTATTATTGCACCTGCAATGTGGTGGTAATAATGAATAGTATTAAAATTTTTAGTATTAAGGATGTTATTTTTATTGTAAAATTAATGTTACAAAATTTTAATATTACTATTCCCGCACAATATTTACCAATTATTGAAAATGATATTAAAGATTATGCTTTACAAGTTTATATTAAGAAAATAAAAGAAGATGATAGTCTTTCTACAAACGTGATGGTTTAAATAGTTACTTCATTTGGCTGAAAACCAAGGGATGAGGGTTCGACTCCTTCTTCTTCCACATAGGGAGAATAGCTCAATGGGTAGAGTGTAGAAAATTATACTATTTAATACATTTCCGTTTAAATAGAAGTGTAGCTCAACGGTAGAGCAGCGGGTTTATACCCCGTAACGACAGATAATCGGCTGATAAGAGTTCGAATCTCTTCACTTCTACCATTTTGCGTCATTAGCTCAATGGATAGAGCGTAACACTACGGATGTTAAAGTTGAGAGTTCAAATCTTTCATGACGCACCAACATGGTCCCATAGTTTAGTTGGTAAGAACAGTTGCCTCGTAAGCATCAGACCAGAGTTCGAATCTCTGTGGGACCTCCATCAAAAATTAACAATAATGAGTCACAGTGTTTTTAATACTGTGGCTCTTTTTTATTGTACACGAGAAAAGGAGAACAGAATGAAAGCAAGAAAATGAATTATGATAATGGCTTTTCTATGATTAGCCTTAATTACAGGAGGTGTTGTACATCCCGCATATGCGGCAGAAACTAACCATGATGTTTCTATCTCTTGGTTTTATGGAGAAGATGATAGTGGAGCTCTAGTTGATGGAGAAGCTGGAACTAAATTAAATACAACTGTAATTCAAGATGTTCCTAATGGAGAATTTGATTTTACAGAGTATACTAAAAATCCAGATGGAGCTACATTCTATAAAATGTATGGAATTCTTCCTATTATTAGAATTAATGGAAATTATTATATTTTAATGAGTAAATACTTTGCAGGAAATAGTCCATATGATGATTTAAATAATATAATTAATTTCACAAATGCAGATGCGGATGTAGATATTAAATTATATTATTCTAAAGTTCCAACTTATACTCCTACAAAATTAGACAAAATTAAGATATCTGTTGACGGTTCTATTAACGAGAACTTAACAGAACCTCATCAATATTCCGCATATCAAATTTTTCATGTTGCAAAATCTAAAGATGTTCAAGAAGATGTAACTACTGATGATACTATTGGACAAACAATTTCAGGAGAAGAAACAGGCTTTAGTTATTATATTAAAGAATCTGATGAATGATATCCTGTAATTTCAAATATGACTAATTGATTTACTCTTTCTCAAACAACAGAAGAAGGAGTTTATTTAGTAAGTTTAGCAGACGGAGTTCCTGCCCAAGAGTCTACAGCTATTGCTATAGCAGCAGAGTTAGAACAACATACAGAAAATAAAACTGCTATTACTATTACTTCTGGCGAAGCTAAATTAGATAATGACCCAGGTTATTATTTAATTGTATCTCCTGTTAATTCTAATTTAATTTTAGCAACTACTAATATAGACATTACAGAAAAAGCTTTTTATCCCTCTATAAAAAAGACTGTCAAAGAAGAAGATAAAAATTCTGCTATAGGTTCTCAAGTACATTTTACTTCAACTATCTCTATTCCAAAAGGAAGTAAAGCTAAAATGGTAATTACAGATACTATGACAGAGGGACTTACTTTTGATACTAATTCTTTACAATTAAATCCTAATATTAATTATAATATTGAATCAAATGAACATGGTTTTACAATTACTATTCCTGCGGAAAATATAAAAGAACTAGCTTCTCAAAATGATACAGAATTAATTTTATCATATTCCGCAGAATTAAATAAAAAAGCTATTATAGAAAATAGAGATGATAATAGTATTAGTGGAAATATTAATACTATTAAAATGAACTATGCTAATTATATCCAAGAGTCATCAGTTGATGTAAATACTACCAAATTTACATTACTAAAGTATGCGGGCAAGGATACAAATAAAACTCCAATTGGAGGAGCAACTTTTAATTTATTAGATGCTAATGGTAATAAAATTCAATTTTATGAAATTATTCCTAATCAAAGATATCGTTTAGCAACTTCTGAAGATAGTAGCTCTATGACTGATATTATGACAGCAGCAGGAAAAACTATTGAAATTGAAGGTTTAGATGCAGATACTACTTATCAATTAAAAGAAATTAAAGCTCCGCAAGGATATGATTTATTGACTGAAACTGTTGCGGTTCAAGCTCCAGATGATTTATCTTTAGTAATAGAAGTTGCAAATAATACTAATAGTGTTCTTCCTTCTACTGGCGAAAATGGTATTTATCTTTACTATGTAATTGGAGCATGTCTATTAGTTGGTGGAATTTTAATTGTTATCGCTTCTAAAAAAAGTAAAAAAGATATGGACAAAATTGTATAATATCTCATTATAATTTTTTATATTTGTTAGAGATAATTTTCACTTAAAATGCAATGATAGAGAACTTAGCAACACTATTGTTGTTAAGTTCTTTTTTTTATAGAAATAGCAGTAATTAATAAGGGGTGAGACGATTCATGATAAAACTATTAAACGTAGATACTCAGTATAATACTTATGAATATCTTGTAGATTCAACAGAAGATATAGCAAATCTACCTACAGATAGTCCAGGGTCAACCGCATTAGTTGCAGCTACTTCCGAGGTTTACATTTTAAACAATCAGGGTCAATGAACAGTTCTTTAGAAGGAGGTATATTTTATGGATATTACAACATATGCTTTAGCTAAAAAATATACTGATTCTAAAGTTATTCAAGTCTCAGAGGGTATTGTCCCGCAAATTGGAGAGAATGGAAACTGAATAATTGCGGGAGTAGATAGCGGAATTAAAGCATCTTCTGAACAAGTTGAAGTAGATGGTACAGGTAAATTAAAAGTTGATTCTACTAATGGAAATCTTTTAATAGTAGATGAAGATGGACATACTATTGCAACAATTACAGGACAGCAAGAAATTTCTGATGATAATATAGACGCCTTGTTTGAAGATGATTAGGAGAAAAAATGACACAGTATCTTAGTTATGAGGGTCTTCAAAAATATGATGAAAAACTCAAAAATTGGGTGCGGAATCAAGACTCTGTTTTACAACAATTAATTGGAAATGAATCAGTTTCAACTCAAATTACAAATGCTATCGCCGCGCTTATTAATAGTGCTCCAACAGAATTTGATACTCTAAAAGAAGTTTCTGATTGGATTCAAAGTCAAAAAGAACTTAATTCAGAAATGTCTTTGAAACTTAATAAAGTAATAGATATAGAACCAGTATCAAGTGTTGATATTGATATATTATTTTTAACCCCAGTAGCTCTTCAAGAAAATCAATCTATTTCTGATGCTATTGGAAATCTCCAAGAAGGAGAAAAACTTGTTATTAGTAGTGGAACCACTATTACAGATGATTTCAATATAAATAATGATTGCGTAATAGAAGCTGAAGGAGTTACTTTTTCAGGAAATATTTCTATTGCTCAAGATGTAACTGCTACTATTGTTGGAGCAGTATTCTCGGGTCAAGTAACTGTAGTTTAAGGAGGTATAATAATGCTAAGATTTGAAAATTGTACTTTTAATGCTACAGGACTTAATCAAAAAGATAAAACTTTTGGATTAATTCTTACAGGGGATGAAGATATTTATATTAATGATTGTATTTTTAATGGAACTGGATATGCAGGAATTTTAAATAATTCAAATGCTAAAGTTTTTATTTCAAGAACAATTTTTAATTGTGATAATCTTTATAATCCAATAGAAGGAACACAGGATACAAATATTAATAATGATAATGTAGAAATTACAAATTGTATATTTACAGGACATCCTGGAAATAATTTTATTAATTTCTATAAGGTTAAACCTGGTTCTAAACATATTATTAATAATTGTTCTTTTGCGGGACAGTGTAATAATAATATTCTTAGACTTTCAAATAGAAATAATGCAATTGCAGAATTTGATATTTTAGATTCAGAATATATTTATACTGGTGGAACAGAAGATGAATATACTGGATGTGTACTTTTACAAGATTATACTAATAAATCTGGTAATAAACAAAATTTTGCTAATTACACTCTTAAATTTAAAAATCTTACTAAACCATCTGTAGGTTCTTTATATTATGTCTATGAAGATGGAATAGGAATTATTACTAATAACAATCCTATTATTGTACAAGAATAAAATTTGGCTCGGCTTTATTTTTAAAGTCGGGCCCTTTTTTTATTGTCAATAAGAAAAATTTTATGATATAATATAATAAAACAAAGGACAAAGGAGATACAATGAGTCAATTAGATGCACTTTATTCTCGTTATAATAAATTAAAAAATAATAGGCGAAATATCGAGAGTCGAGGAGTATTAAGAAAAATTCAACGCAAAATCCGCAAATTAGAGAAAGAACAAAATAATGGATAAGGTATCAATTATAGAAATTACTGAACATCCAATTGAAATTATTTCAAAAGGAGCAGGAACTAGTTATAAAAAAATTAATAATTCATGACAAAGAGTTCAGACATGTATTAAAAATGGACATTTATCTGTAACTGAATTTGCTCATATTAATTTCAAAATAGATGGAATTTCAAGAAGTTGTTTAGCACAACTTACTCGTCATCGTTTAATGTCTTTTTGTGTTGAATCTCAGCGTTATGTTAAATATAATTTTGAAGATAATAATTGATATGTAATGCCAAAAATTTTTGAAAAATCTGATGCTTGAACTCAAAGATATATTCATGAAATGAAAAATGCAGCTTTAAGTTATAGACAAGCTATAGAAGATGGCATTAGACCAGAAGATGCTAGGTTTTTCCTTCCAGAAGCTACTAAAACAAATTTAACTTGCGGAATGAATCTTAGAGAATTTTTTAACTTTCTTAATTTAAGGCTTGATCCGCACGCACAATGAGAAATTAGAGAATTAGCAGAAGAAATGTTTAATCAAGTATTAAATTATAATAATGAATGATATACGATCTTATCCTATTGGAGAGAAACCTGTTTCGATAAATAATTTTTTTGTCAATTGTTTTAAAAATATAGTATAATATTATAAAAGAAAGGAGCAAGAGTAATGACTAGAAAGAAAAAACATTATAAACCAATACATGTTATGTCAAGTATAGAGCATACTCTTGCTCTAATGCCAAAATTTTATCCTGCTTCTCGTTGTGGGATAATTGGAGATACTTCTTATAATAGAAGAAAAGAGAAAAGAAATTTCCAAAGAGAACTTCGAGATGAAGGATATTAAAATGATTACTCAATATTCTTTTGGATTGAATACTCATGCAAGTAAAAATAATAATGTAAAAGATATTTGGAAAACTTGGAGTTGTGAAGAAATTCGTGCAGATTTACAACCCAATAGAAGTGCAATGATTAATATTTGTCAAAATTTAACTTCTGATTTTAATAAAGGTACAATTATTAGAAGTCACAATGCTTTTCTTGGTAAAAGTGTGTATATAGTAGGTAAAAGAAAGTATGATAAAAGAGGTGCTGTAGGTACTTATCATTTAGAAACAGTTTATCATGCAGATACTTTTGAAGAAGTTTTTACCTTATTAAAATCTCAAGGATATTTAATCTTAGCTGTTGATAATATTGAAAAATATAATCCAATAGCATTGAATGAAATAAGACTTCCATATTCTACTGCATTTGTTTATGGAGAAGAAAATGCAGGACTAGATGAAAAAACTATTAAAATGTGTGATACTATGGTTTATATTAAAAATATTGGAAGTGTGCGGTCAATGAATGTAGGATGTGCCGCAAGCTGTTGTATGTACGAATATTCAAAACAATGGAGGATATAAAATGAATCGAGCTAAGAATCCTATGACTTATTATTCTAGTGATTTTCATTTCGGACATAACAATCAATGGATTGATAATGATGGAATTCTACACAATCGAGGAATTATTACTTTTGAACGTCATCAATTTAAAACTATTAAAGAGCATGATGATTATCTTGTTCAACTAATTACAAATTGGTCTCAACGTTGGGCAAAAGGTTCTACTTTTTGGTTCCTTGGAGATTGGGGAAGTCTAGAATATCTTTGGGTTATTCAACTCTTAAAAGATAATGGAATTATTACTAAAATGATTCTTGGTAATCATGATTCTGTTTCTGATATTCCAATTTTTAAACAATACTTTGATGAAGTTTATCAATATCCAGTATTTACTTCTCAAAAATTAGTTCTTTCTCATTTTCCTGTAGCTGTTTATCCAGACCAGATTAATGTATGCGGTCATTTACATGGAAGTAAACTAAAAGACGATAATCATGTTATAGCTTCTATTCATGTTGCTAATTATAATGCAATTTCTGACAAGAATCTTGCAACAACTTTTAGCAAACTTCCAAAATTTACTCGTCGTTTTCTTTACGAACCTTGGGCCGCAGATTATGTTTTTATTCAACCTAAAGAAGATGTAGTAATGGATAGAAATGGTAATATTGATCTTTCTGCATCTAGACTACTTCAAAGAATTAATAAAGAAAAAAGGGATAAGAATGATCCTTATCAACCTTTTGTAGGATAATTTAAGAGGAGTTTTTTTATGATTTATCAAATTGTAGCAAAAGAAAAACAAATTGAAAATGAGTGTGATACTTGTGCATTAGTTGTGCCTACTTATTTAGATGATTTTAATGAGAAAAAGGGATATAATTTTATTAATGAAGAGCGTTTTTCTACTGACGTAACAGATACAAAATTTCGTTATGTGTCTGATGATGACGTTGTACAATTAAAAATTGCAATTTCAGAATTTAATCAAACAATTGGAGAAGATGTAATTTCTCTTATTGAATTAATTTAATTTTTGACAGTCTCCCTTTTTCTATGATATAATTATATTACAGAAAAGGAAAGGAGACTTAAATATGGAGTCCGACTTGAAGATTTTGCCACATGATATGCGTTTTTTTGAAATGGCAAAAACTGAAGCTGAAAAGGGAACTTTTCCTCGATTTAAAATAGGATGTGTTGTAGTATATCGAGGAAAAGTTATTTCTTCTGCTTTTAATACACAAAAGCCAGACCCTATACAAAAGAAATATAATTCTTATAGGAATTTTAATAATATAAACAATAAGGGTTGTATTAATCATTCTATTCATGCTGAAATTAGAGCACTAAAGCATATTTCTTATCCAATGTCTCAAAAAATAAATTGGTCTAAGGTTAAGATTTTTACTTATAGAATTAGTCCAGGCTTGCCTTATGGACATGGAATGAGTCGTCCTTGTCCAGCTTGTATGCAGTTTATTATAAATCATGGCATTCGTCAAATTTATTATAGTACAGATATTGGATATGCAAAGGAGATAGTTGAAGGATGTTAGCTAGAATATACACTTCAAAAGAAATTCAAAATATATTAAAAAAGCATAATGATGAATTAAATACTTGTTATACTATTTGTTATAGACAAAATGAACCATATTTCCATTTACAAGAGTTTAGAGGTGGAAATTGGCAAAATAAGAAATTAACACAAGAAGAATCTAAAGAGTTATTACTTAAAGATTTCTTTTATCAGATTGTTCCTAAATATTGGCATCTTTATTGTGATAATGTATGCGGGCATTATATTTTAGTATGGGAAATGTAATATGCCTTACAGTATGAAACCAATAGTTGGAATAATTGGTAGTAGGTCAATTACAACTTTAAATTTAGATTTATTTATAGATAAAACTCATGTTGGAGAAATAGTTAGTGGTGGAGCTAATGGTGTAGATAAAATTGCAGAAAATTGAGCTAAAAGAAATAAAATTGAATTTATTGCAATGTTACCAAATTATGAATTATTAGGAAGTCATTGAGCTCCATTAAAAAGGGATGAAGATATCGTAGATTATTGTGATTTAATTATTTGTTTTTGAGATACTAAATCTTCTGGTAGTAAATATACTATGGATTATGCTTTAAAAACAGGTAAAAAAATTATTTTACATGAAATTATAGATAAGGAGAAATAATTATGCTTTTTGGAAATGCTATGGAATGTGCTCTTCTAAAAGTTGGACTTATTGACCATAAACGCAAATCTCGTATTCCTAAAATTCACACTTTTCCTTGCTATAAATGTCAAGGAATTCTAGAAACTATTCCTTATACTAATGTAGCAGCTTGTCAAAATGAAAAGTGTAATAACAGGATTATTTTTAATTAGTTTTTAAACAGACCGTTAAAGTCGTTATGCAAAAGCTAGACTTAGTCTTGGTCAGACTCTTAGTTAATCAACTATACAGAGATTAATTAATGTTTGCTGCGGAAGGTAGAAAAGTTTAATTGTATAGAATTTAAAATAAGCCGCATAAAAACTTTTCTCGAAGGAAATTTCTTTTAAAGGTTTTTGAATAACATGCGCAGTTGGATAATAAATAAAAAAACCTTTTTCAATCTATTTTAATGAAAGGTTAAAATGTACGAAGAATATTATGATGAGTTTGAAGAATTTGATTCTTTTAAAAAAATTTCTCATCAAGTTCCAAAAGGTTTTAAAGAAAATAAACGTTATAAATCAAACCAAGATAAATATAAGGCTCGTCGCAAGGCAAAAACCCGAGAGAAAAAAAGAATGATAGAAAATCAACAATCTTTTTATGAATAGAGGTTGTTATGGAAAGTAGTATTAAAAAAAGAGTAAGTCAGCATTTGCGGGAAGCCATAGATAAAGATGCTGTAACAGAAAAAGGTTGGTTTATTATAGCTCCATATGGCTCTATGAATTATGGCTTATATGATTATGATAGTGATGTAGATAGTAAAATTATTAAAGTTCCTAATATGCGGGAAATCATAAGAAATATAGGTTCACGTGGAAGCTTGACCCGCACACTTAATTTTAATAATGAAAAAATAGAAGTTAAAGATATAAGAGAATTTTCTCGTATTCTTAAAACAGGTTCTATTAATTTTATGGAAATTTTATTTTCAGACTATGTTCAAGTAAATTCTTTATATGAAGAAGAGTGGAATTTACTTTGTAGTAGAAGAGAAGCCTTAGCCCGCGCATATCCTGAAAATACACTATCTTCTTCTCTTGGAATGGCTAAAACAAAATATCATAATTTAGAGAAACAAGATTATAATAATTGTAATTTAAAAGATTTTATGACTCTTATGAGATTAGAATTTTTTGTAAAAAATTATCTTGAAAAAGTTCCTTATAAAAAATGTATTACTGTTGAAGATTTACCAAAAGTTCAAGAATTATGGCTAAAATTTAAACATCAAAAAACAATAAGTGCTGAGGGTTTTAATCGTATTTTATCAGAAGCTCAATTAATTGTTTCTAAAATAGCAAATATGATAGAAAATAGTGATATGACAACTGATTATTCTATGGATAATTTTATATATGATATTAATAATAAATTAATTTTAAAGAGAATTAAGGAGACTTAAGTGAAAAATCAAATTCTAAAAGATTTTTGGGATGCAGAAAATGGAATTTGTGAACTAGTTGTACTAAATAAATGGGGAAAATTTTCCGCTAAAACAATTTGTTCAAAAGAAGATAAAGATGTTCTTAGTTATTGGACTGGAATTCATCTTTGTGAATATAAAATTTTAATTAAAACTCTTCAAGCAAAAGCTTTAGCATTTGATCAGCGAGTTATTGGTATCAAACATGCTATTAATGTTTTACAAAATATTGATTCTCAAGCTAAATGGTGTGCAAAAACAAATGGAGATAGCTATTTTAATCTTTGGTGCTGTGTAGAAGCTACTGAACTAGAAGCTAAAAAAATTCGTGCTAAAATCAAAGAACTTAAAGAAGGTTATCCTGTTTATGCAGAGCATTTAATTAATTCTAAGAGAGAAATCTCAAATAAAAATTATTAAAAAGGAGTTTGAAATGAGTGGTCGTATTTTTGTAGTAGCTGATATTCATGGTTCTGCGGCCGTAGTTAAAAATATTATTTCTTTAATTGGTAATCCAACATCAGATGATATTATTATTGTTGCTGGAGATGCTGGTTTTGAGTATGGTAAACATGTTATGGGTTCTGCAAAAAGGGCTGCTCATAAATTTGTTGGTAAATGGATTGTTATGAGGGGTAATCATGACAATTGTTATCAAGACAATCATGCTCATTGGAATAAAGAAAAACAAAATTATGATTTAGATACTGGATGGTCTTGGGCAGAAGATGGATATTCTTTATATCAAAATAGATATCCTAATATTTTATATATTCCTGATAGTGGAGGAATTTTAAAAATTAAAGATTTTAATTTTCTCTTTTGTCCAGGAGCTTATTCTGTAGATAAGATGTATCGTTTAAGAATGGATTATCCTTATAATTCTAATGAACAACTATCTATAGAAGATATGAATAAACTAATTGATATTGTTAAAGACTGGAATAAAAATGGTTTCGATATTGATTATGTAATTGGACATACTTTCCCACTTTATTTAGAACGTTATTATCGTGATTTATTTATGTCTAGTATTTCTCAAACTTCCGTAGATAAAACTACAGAAAAGTGGTTAAATATTATTAGTGAAGAATATGAAAGAAATCCCGCTTTCAAACAATATTATGGTGGACATTTTCATGATTCTCGCATTCTAGATGATAAATATACTATGGTTTATCAAACTCCAATTCAAATTGTTTAAACCTTCTTTCTAATGGTCTAAATTTCATTGAATTTAGACCATTTTTCTTTTGACAGTTATTAAAATTTTTTGATATAATATAAATAAAGAGAAAGAGAGGTGTTAATAATTTGAATAATTTTTATAAAAATGACTCAATTGAATCACTTACTCCACGAGAGCATGTTAGACTTCGTCCAGGAATGTATGCGGGAGATACTAGTGATGCAACACAACTTGCAATAGAAATCTTAGGAAATTCTATTGATGAATTTAATATTGGTCATGGAGATTTAATCGAAATTTATATAAATCCAGATTGGATTGATGAACAGAATGTTATTCTAATTCGTGATCATGGTCAGGGATTCCCAATAAATGTTCAACGAGATGATGGAGAAACAGTTCTTCAAGCTTCTTTTGATGTTATTAATACTTCTGGTAAATATCGTGATGATGGTGTGTATGAAGGAACAGCAATTGGTTTAAATGGAATTGGAGCAAAATTAACTAATTTTCTTTCTCATAAGTTAAATGTAGTTTCTTATGATAATGAAGGTAATTTTGAATCTATCTTTTTTACAGAAGGAATTTTTGAAAAAAGAGAAACAGGAAAATTAATTCATGCTTCTGGCACAGAAGTAGCTTTTATTCCTAGTGAAGAATTCTTTACTTCACCTATGGTAAATGAGAAGAAATTAAGAGATTTTTGTGAAGATATTACTTGTTTATGTGAAGGTCTTACTATTATTTTTAATAATGAGACTATTAAGCATGAAAATGGTATTCAAGATTTATTAATTAAACATCTTGGTAAAGAAATTGAAATCCTTAATAATCCATTATTTATCCAAGAGAGAAAGAACAAACAAGCTATTTCATTAGGATTAACTTATACAAGTAAAGGTTCTTCTACTATTATTCCTTATGTTAATTGTGGATTAACATCATCTGGCCCGCATATTACAGCTATTAAATCAACAATTACACGTGTTTTAAATAAATGGGCAAAAGAACAAGGAATATTAAAAGCTAAAGATAAAAATTTAGACGGTTCTTCTCTTCAAGAAGGATTGATTTTAGTTGCTAATATTACAGCAGAAAATGTAGCTTATAATGCTCAAATTAAATCTACAATTACTAAAATTGATACTAGTTTTATAAATACTATCCTTGCGGAGCAGCTTGAAATTTGGCTTGATAATAATGTTGAAGATGGCACTAAAATTATTGAAAAAGCTCTTATAGCTCGTAAAGCCGCAGAAGCTGCTAAGAAAGCTAGAGAACAAGTCAAAAATAAAGCAAATAAATCTGAAAAAAAGAAAAATATTCAGTTACCTACAACTTTAACAGATTGTTGGAGTAAAGATAGAACAAAATGTGAATTATTAATTTGCGAGGGTAAGTCAGCTGCATCTGGATTAGTAGCAGCTAGAGACAGCGAAACACAAGCAGTTTATGGTGTTAGAGGAAAAATGTTAAGTGTTTTAAAAACAGCTCCCGCAAATATTTATAAAAACAAAGAAATTAATAATTTAGTTCAAGCTCTTGGATTGGCTGTTAATCCTGCTAATTGTAAATTAACATATGATGCATCTAAACTTCGTTATGGAAAGATTATAGCTTGTGCGGATGCAGATCCAGATGGGTCAGCTATTGAAAATTTACTTTTTAATATTTTATGGTATATATGCCCAGAATTAATAACTAATGGTCATGTTTATTCGGCAGTACCACCTCTTTATAAGGTAATTACCAATAAGAATGAGTATATTTATCTTAAAGGTGATAAAGAATTAAAAGAATGCCAACAAGTTTGTACTATTAAAACGATAAATCGTTTAAAGGGACTTGGCGAAATGGATTCAACAGAACTTAATGAAACTCTATTAGATCCTGCTACAAGACAAGTTTTACAACTCGAAGTAAAAGATTTTAAAGAAACTGATAAAATTTTTACAGATCTTTATGGTAAAGTAGTTGAACCAAGAATTAAATTCTTACAAGAGCATGGAGAGGAAGCGAGAGCTGATTATGAATAGTATTAATGTTATTTCAGAGATTTCTCAAAACTTTCTTGACTCATCTCTTGAAACGAATATGAATAGAGCTTTTCCAAATATTCTTGATGGATTGAAACCTGGTCAACGCGCTTGTATTTGGGAAATGTATATAAAGAAGTATACAAGTAAAAAACCTCATGTAAAATCTGCTAAGGTAAGTGGCGGTGTTATTGCTGATTTATGGCCACATTCCGACGTAGCTATTTATGAAACTTTTGCTCGTATGTCTCAACCATTTATTAATAATATTCCTGAAATTGATTGGCATGGAGCAAATGGTAATCCTATTCTTGGTGGAGATGCTTTAGCAAATCAACGTTATACTGAATGTCGTTTAGCAGCTATTACAGAAGATGGCATGCTTCAAGGAATTAATAAAAATAATGTAGATATGATTCCTAACTTCAGTGAAGATGCTAAATGGCCTAAAGTACTACCATCAATTTTTCCTCGCCTTCTTGTTAATGGAGCACAAGGAATTGGAGTATCGCTATCAAATACTTGGCTTTGTCATAATTTTACTGAAACAGCTCAATTAATTTTTGATTATATCCGCACAGGAATTGTAGATAATGATAATTATTATCCTGATTTTCCAACAGGTGGAATTATTATAAACAAAGAAGATTTACCTAAAATTAATAAAACTGGTAAAGGTAAAGTTATTATTGAAAGTAAATATACTATTAATGGGAATGAAATTAATTTTTCAGAACTTCCTTATCAAGTATATATTGAACCAGTAATTGATGAAATTAAAAAAGGAATCCAAGAGGATAAGATTACTGGAATTCAAGAGATCTATAATAAATCTGATAAAAATAGAATTCTTTTAACTATTGAGTGTGAAAATAATTGCAACCCAGAACAAGTAGTTCTTCAATTATTTGAAAATACTAATCTTCGTAAACAATATAATGCTAATCAAAATGGTATTATTAGTAAAACTCCAATTATGATTACTCTTGAGCAATATCTTCAAGAATATGTTAAACATAATCTTAATTGTATTAAAAGAGAATTTCAATATGATTTAGATGAAACAAATGAAAAAAAAGAAATTCTTGAGGGACTAGTTAAAGCTTTAGAAGATATTGATAATATTATTCAAACAATTAAACAAAGTAAAAATACTTCAGAAGCAAAAATTAATTTAATTAATAAATTTAATTTTACAGAATTACAAGCAGATGCAATTCTTAAAATGAGACTTAGTAAATTAGCAAATATGGAAAAAATTGCTATTAATAATGAGCTCCAAGAGAAAAAGGAATTTGCATTATATTGTGCGGGAATTGTTGAATCAATAGATAAACAAAAAGAAATTCTAGTTAATAGATTAGAAGAACTTGTTAAAAAATATGGAGACAAGCGCCGCACACAAATAATTCAAAAAGAAATTGCTTCTAAAGATAAAAAGAAAAAAGAAAAAATTGTTAAAGATGTAGTTATTACTTACGATGAAAAAGGTTATTTACAAAATATTCCTATTTCTGCATATAAGAAAACTGGAACTAAAGTAAATGTTCTTAAAATGAAGTCAAATGAATTATTTTTACTTTTCTCTTCTCTTGGACGAATTTTTAAAGTAAGAGCAGAAGAGGTTAAAGAATGCGGGAATCGAGATAAAGGTCAAGCAGTTGGAACTATTTTAAACCTTGCTTCGCAAGAAAAGATTCTAAATATTTTTAATATGGGAATAGATAAAAAACATCCTTATATTATTTTCTTTACTAAATATGGTTTAGTAAAAAAGAGTGATAAAAATATTTGGACTACAACAACTCAAAATAAAAAGGGAATGAAAGGAATTTCTCTTAAAGAAAATGATTCTATTGTAGGAGTCTTTGAAAGTAATGGAGATTTAGCGGTTGTTAAAAGTAAAACTCATATTATTAAATTTGAAGTAGAATCTATTAGAGCTACTAAAAACGGATATGGAGTAAAAGCTATTTCTCTTGATGAGGATGAGATAGTAGAAAAAGTAGAAATTATTCCTAAAAATTCTATTAAATATAATAATATTAAAATTCAAAATCGTGGCGGTAGAGGAGTTCTTATTCATGTCTAGTTTATATCCAGAATCTTGGCAAATTCCACCTATGAAATATTGCTCTAAAGCATCTGATAAAGCCGCAAGACAAGCTTTTGAATCAGGTGACTTTGTTATGCAAGAAAAATATGATGGAGCTTTATATCAATTAGAGAAAACTGATTCTGGATATATTTATTTATTTTCTAGAACAAAATCTCGTAAAACAGGAGAGCTTGTAGAAAAGTCTGATAACTTTCCTCATATTAAGAAATGGGCTGAATGGGCTATCCCAAATGGAACTATTCTCATAGGTGAAATTTATGTAGAAGGTGGACATTCTAACGATGTAACTAAATTATCTGGATGTTTACCTCAGAATGCAGTTAAACGTCAGTTTGATTCAAATGAATATGGTGGTCCTGTAAAATATAAAGTATTTGATATTATTAGATTTGCAGGAGAAGATATTCAAAATAAACCAACTATTGAAAGAATTAATAATTATTTAAATAGTACTAGTTTAGACTATTCTTTTTCTGATAAGTATGTACAAAGAGTAACTACTTATTATGATAATTTTGAAGAACGACTTCAACAAATTTTTAAAAATGGTGGAGAAGGTGCTGTTTTTAAAAACAAAAATTGCCCTTATCGCGCGGGAAAACGTTCAACTGTATCTCAAGCTTTTAAATGGAAGCAACATTTAGATTCTGTTGATTTAATTTGTATTGGACTTGAAGATCCAATCATAGAATATACTGGTAAAGAAATTAATACTTGGCCATATTGGTATAGTTTTACAACTGATCATTTTTATAAATGGGAATTTGATAAAAATAATCCCACATCGGCTCCATATAGCTTTGATGATGTTCCTGATATAGAACCGGTAACTAAGCCATTTTTTTACGGATGGAAAAATTCTATGTCTCTTGGATGTTATAAGAATGGAGAAATTGTTTATGTCGGTAAGGTAGCATCGGGATTAACTGATAGTATGCGGCAAGATATGGCAGAGCATCCAAAAAATTATCTTAATAGAGTTATTCAGGTAAGTTGTATGTCTGTAGATCCTAAAGAAGGAACATTGAGACATCCAGTATTTGAACAGATACGTGAAGATAAAAATCCAGAAGATTGTATTTATAAAGAAATTTTCAATGTTAAGTAAAAATAATTATTGGCAACAAGGTTAAAAATAGGTTATAATAATATAAAGTAAAAGTTAAGAGATAAAAGGAGTTTATATGATTTCAATTGATGAGGTACGTAATATTACCCCTGACCCGAAAGCTCTTATTAGTGATGAACTTATTAATGAGCTAATGGATGAAATTGACGAGAAGATTAAGGTTGAAGCACATAAGGGTAATACCCGTGCTTGTTCTCGTCAGGTTAAACAAGCAGTAGGTGAAATTCTTGTAGAACGTTATGCTGCTGGTGGTTATAATGCAAAAATTCTTGGCAATCATACAGTAGAAATTAGTTGGTAAAAAAGTTTTTGACAGCATTATAAAAATATAATAAAATATAAATTGAAAAAAAAAGAGAATAATCTCAAAGAATGAAACAAAGGAGAAATAAAATGGCTAAATATTTTTCAGATAACGCTAAGACTGTTGTAACCTTCCTTCGTGAGCATCAGGGTGTTGACCTTGTTCAGAATGATATCGCTGATGCAACTGGAATTGCTCGTCGTTCAATGACTGGTCTTATTAATTCTCTAGTTAAGAAGGACGTTGCTGTTCGTGATGAGGTTGAAATTGCAGAGGGTAAGACTGTTAAATATGTTCGTCTTACTGACCTTGGTATGACTATTGATCTTGATATGGATAAACCTGTTAAAGCTTAGTATTTATTCTAAAAATTAATAAAGAGATATAGAAATATATCTCTTTATTTTAGTTCTTAAGACTGAAAAATTTTATAAAAATAAGGAGAATAAATATTTATGAAACAAAATTTTATTAATAATGTTGAAATTAGAGGATATGTTTTTAGTCATAGTCTTCAAGAACGTGTAACAGGAGCAACTGCAAAACAGCCTAATACAACTTTTATTATGGGTGATGTAAATATTGCTACTGATAATCAAGGAATGAATATTGTTCCTGTACATTTTACTTATGTAACTGAAACTTTTGCCAAGAGTGGTAAAAAGAATGCTACTTTTGATAATCTACGTCAGATTATTAATAATGCTAAAACTTTTGAAACAGATGGTACTAATGCCGCAAAAGTTCGTATCACTGGACAAATTGAACTTAATGATTTTTATACTCGTCAAGGAGAGCTTGCTTCACCTAAGCGTGTGCGGGGAAGCTTCCTACATTTTCTTAATGCAGGAGAAACTATTGTTGATGATGTAAACAATACACTCTTTGATGTTGACTTTCTTGCTCTCGCTACCATTGAGCATGAGTATGAAGATAATCCCCAACAAAACTATTTAGAGCTTAAAGGTTTTGCTTTTGATTATCGTGGAGCTGTACTCCCAATGAGTTTTTCAGTTTCAAATAAACCTGGTCAAACTTTTTTCCAAAAAGAAGATATTAGTCAAACAAATCCTTATTTTGGAACCCTTCATGGAAATATTAAATCTACAACTATTGAAATTACTCCAGATGTAGATGAAAGTCAAATGGGATTTGGTCAAGTAGTAGTTCGTCCAACTACTAGAACTTTCCGTTCTTGGGAAATTGTTGCAGCTAACATTAACGAGGGTGTTTCAGAAGATACTATTACTCCTGATGAACTTTCTCAAGGATTAGCTAATCGAGAAACTTATCTTGCTGAAATTAAAAAGCGCCAAGAGGAATATCAGAAAAGTCAAGCTGGTAATGCGGGATTCCCAAGCGGTTCTCAAGGAAATCAAGGGGCTCAAACTTTAGGTCAAATGGGTGGCTTTAAGTTTTAATCGAAAGGAGTAATAAATGGCTGTTGATATTTTTGGAATTACTCCTCACAAAGTTAGTCGAGATCTTAAGGGATATACGGTGCTATTTTATGGAGCACCAAAGACAGGTAAGACAACTATTGCATCTCAATTTGATAAAGCTCTATTATTAGCTTTTGAGGTTGGTTATTTAGCTCTTCCTGGTGTTATGGCACAACCTATTAATTATTGGTCAGATTTTAAACAAGTACTTCGTCAGTTAAAAGAAGATCAAGCTCATGAAATGTTTTCAAATATTATTATAGATACGGCAGATATTGCTTATGATCTTTGTGAAAAGTTTATTTGTAGTCAAAATAGTGTCAGTTCAATAGGTGATATGCCTTATGGCGCTGGTTATGCAAAAGTTTCTAAGGAATTTGATGAAGCTTTACGACAAATTCCGCAAATGGGATATGGATTAATTATTATTTCTCATTCTCAAGATAAAGTTTTTAAAGATGAAAATGGGAAAGAATTTAATCAAATTGTTCCAACTCTTGGAACTCGTCCTCGTTTAATTGTAGATAGGATGTCAGATATTATCGGTTTTGCTCATCCTGAATTAGATGAAGAAGGTAATACTAGAACAGCTCTTTATCTACGTGGTACTCCTAGATTTATTGCTGGTAGTCGTTTTAAATATATTAAACCAGTAATTGAATTTACTTATGATAATCTTGTAGACGCTATTCATGAAGCTATTGATAAAGAAGCAGAAGAACATGAAGGAAAACTTGTTGTTGATTCTGCTGAAAGAGTTACAGTAGAAGAAATTGATTATGATGCTTGTATTGAAAAATTTAATCAATTAGTAAATAAACTTCAAGAAGTTAGTGGAGCTGAATTTGGTAATCGTTGGGCTGGTAAAATTATTGAACTAACTGACAAGTATCTTGGTAAAGGTAAAAAGATTACAGAAACAACTTCAGAACAAGCAGAACAAGTATATTTAATTGTTACTGATCTTGAAGATGAAATGAAGAAATATCTATAAAGTTTAAAATAGAAAGGATAGGAAAATAAAATAGATTTTTCCTATCCTTTTTTTAATATAAAAGGAATTTTATGAATAGACGTCAACTGTTAGATAAAATTAGAACTCATTATCTTAAAGATTATTATAATTATAATAAAGTAAGTTCTCAACTAAAAAGATATGAAGAACAAGGATTTAATTATGATACTATAAACGATATCTTACATTATTGGTATGATATTAAAAAAGAAAAACCTGAAAAATCTAATGGTGGAATTGCTATTATTGAATATATTTTAGTAGAGTATAATAATTGGAAAAAAAGCCAAGAGGAACAAGAAGAAACAATAAAGTTAATTAAACAAAACATTAATAAGTTAAATTATAAAGAAAAAGAATACACCGTTAATCCAACTCCAATTAAAAGACCTCTGCATTTAAAATTATTTAATTTAGAATAAGAGGTGTTTTTATTGAATAAGAATCAAATTAATAGTTTATATGATAGCGCTTCTGCGCTTCAAATTTTAGGATGTACAATGAAACATCCAAATTTAATTATTAATAGTGATGGTAAATATACTTTTACAGAAGATGATTTTGTTCCTGAAATTCATAAAATTGCATTTGGAGCTTTATATAATTTAGCAATTATGGGAACAACAAATATTACAGTTCAAGTAGTTTATGATTATTTATCTGATAGACCTAAATCATTAGGGGTCTTTCAAGCAAGTAATGGAGAAGAGCTTCTTACTAGAGCTAAAGAAGCAGCTGATTTTGCAGCTTTTGATTTTTATTATAATCGTTTAAAAAAATATTCACTTCTTAGAGGATATGCACGTGCGGGAGTTGACGTATCAGAATATTATAATTTTAACAATATTCTTAATATGAAAGAAAAGCAAGAAGAACAAGAAAGATTTGATTCTTTAACTTTAACTGAATTAGCTGATGAAATTGATAGTTCTATCATGCGAGTTAGAGACGTATATGTTGATAATAGTTTAGAAGAATCTTATACAATTGGAGATAATCTTTTTGAACTTGTAGAATCTTTAAAAGAAACTCCTGAAATGGGACTTCCCTTATATGGTGACATTTGCAATACAATTACTAGAGGAGCAAGACTTGGTTGTCTATATCTTCGTTCAGCAGCAACAGGAGTGGGTAAAAGTCGTAGTCTTTTAGCAGATTCTTGTTATATGGCTTGCTCAGAAATTTATAATAATTCGACGCAACAATGGGAAAATCACGGTAGCCCGCAACCTTCTTTATTTATTTCTACAGAATTAGAATTAAGAGAACTTCAAACTATGGCTTTGGCATTTATATCTGGTATTCCTGAAAATAGAATTTTAGATGGAGAATTACATTTTGATGAAGAAGATAGATTGAAAAAAGCTATAGGATTATTACAAAATGCTCCACTTTATATTGAATTATTACCTAATTTTTCTGTAAAAGATATTGAAAATTGTATTAAAAGAAATTTAAGAATAAACAGAGTGCAATATATTTTCTTTGATTACTTATCTACTTCTCTTGGAATTCTTGAAGAAGTTGGACGTAGAACTCGCGGAGTTGCAATGCGAGAAGATAGTATTTTATTTTTAATATCAACTAAACTTAAAGAAATAGCAGTTCAATTCAATGTTTTTATTATGACAGCGACTCAACTTAATATGGATTGGAAAACCGATCCGTTACCTGACCAAAATTTATTAAGAGGAGCAAAATCCATCGCAGATAAAACAGATTTTGGTAGTATTCTATTAAATTCAACAGAAAAAGATGAACAAATGTTAGCTCCTATCATTCAAGAATTAGGATGTTCTATGCCTAATGTAAAATTAAGTGTATATAAAAATCGTAGAGGTTCAATTGTTCAATCTTATATTTGAATGGTAGCCGATAAATCAACTTGTAGATTTAATCCAATTTTTGTAACTGATTGGTGGTATAAACCAATAGAAGTAGAAAAAACTAAAATTAAAGTAGTATTACCTTGGGAAGATTAATATGGCTTTTTATGATAAAGATGAAGTTAAAAATGCCTTAGATATAGAAGATGTATTTGATATTTTAGAATCATTAAATGCTGAGCCAGACTTGCGGGAAGATTATATTATAGCTATTACAGTTTGTCATGGTGGAGATAGTCATAAATTATATTATTATGATAATACTAAACTTTTTAAATGTTTTACTCATTGCGGAACAATGGATATCTTTGAATTATTAATGAAGATTAAACAAATAGATTTAAATACTGCTGTATCTTATGTTGTTAATTTCTTTAATTTGGGTTGGAAAATTAAAAATAAAGATAATATTGATAATTTTTTAGACTGGAGAATATTAGATAAATATGAATATATAACTAATATTAAAATTAATAATCAAAAAGCAGTTTTTCCAGAAATTGATTCTAAAATTTTACAACATTTCCCGCAACCTAGAATATTAAATTGGGAACAAGAACATATACCAAAAGAAATAAGTGATTATATGGACATTCATTATAATCCTTTAACCGGAGGTATCCTTATTCCGCATACGGATGAAAATAATAGATTAATTGGTATTAGAGAAAGAACTTTAGTTCAAGAAAATGAGAAATATGGTAAATATCGTCCAGCAAGAATTAATGGCAATATGTATAACCATGCTCTTGGATTTAATTTATATGGTTTCTATCAAGCTAAGGAAAATATTAAAAATACTCAAATTGCTTTAATTTTAGAAGCTGAAAAAAGTGTTCTTCAAGCAATTAATTATTTAGGAATAGCAAATAATATAGCTGTTGCAGTTTGCGGATCAACCTTATCTTCATATCAATTGCAAATGCTATTGGACATAGGAGTAAAAGAAATTGCAATAGGTTTTGATGCTGATTATCAAAAAATTGGAGATAAAGAATATGAAGAAACTATAAAAAAATTTGAAAAAATATATAATAAATATTGTGGATATGTTAATATAAGTTTTTTATTTGATATAAATGGTGATTTATTAGAATATAAAAATTCTCCAACAGACAAAGGAAAAGATGTATTTTTTCAATTATGGAGAAATAGAGTATTCTTATAAAAGGAGGTTTTTAAAATAAATATTAAAGAATATAATAGTCCAAATCCTTTATATACTCCAATTCAACAAGTTCTTTATAACAGAGGTATCCCAATAGAAGAACAAGAAAAATGGTTAAATGCTGATTGAAGATATATTAATGATTGAAGAGCTTTTGGAGAAGAAAGGGTGCGGGAAGCAGCGTCAATTATTTATAAAGCTCTTAAAAATAATGAACGTATTTCAACAGTAGTTGATCCAGACGTTGATGGATTTACATCGGCCGCAATTATGATTAATTTTATTAATAATTATTTTCCAAAATATGTTAATGAAAATTTTTACTATGTGCTTCATTCTGGTAAACAACATGGTTTAGCTGATATTGATTTACAAGATATTGTTGATAGAGGTACTAGTATAATGTGGATTGGTGATGCTGCTAGTAATGATTATGAACAACATAAGTTTTTAGTAGATAACGGTATAGATGTAATTATTACAGACCATCACGAATGTGACGAATATAGTCCATATGCAATTACTATTAATAATCAAATGTGTGATTATCCAAATAAAAGTTTAAGCGGTGTTGGTGTTACTTGGCAACTTTGTAGAGCAATTGAAGAGATTTATCAATTAGGTGATTATACTTCTAAAATGGTTGATTTAGTTGCTTTAGGTGTTTTATCAGATATGATGGATTATCGGCAGATAGAAGTTAGAGCTTTAGTAAATCTTGGTTTAAATGCAATTACCAATCCTTTTTTCCGTGGAATGACTATTAAGAATAAATACTCTATTGATAAAATGAATGGTATTAATTATTTTTCAACTGCTTTTTATGTAACTCCTTATATTAATGCAATCTGTAGAAGTGGAACTCTAGCAGAAAAAGAAATTGTTTTTAAAGCTATGTGTATTCCATATGCTTTTCAAAAAATATTAACAACTAAAAGAGGTCATAAAGGTGAAACTGTTGCTTTATATGAAGAAGCTATTTTAATTGCAGATAGAGTAAAAAGACGTCAAACAAAATTACAAGATGCTTCAATGGCTTTGTTAAAAAATAAAATTGAAAAAGAGCAACTTCTTAATAATTCAGTAATAGTTCTTTTATGCAACCCTGGTGATGTAGAGCCAAACATTGCTGGATTATGTGCAAATAAAATTCAAGCAGAATATCAACGTCCAACTCTTATCTTAATTAAAACACATCAGTTTAAAGATAAAGAAGATATTTATAGAGGCTCTGCCCGCAATTATAGTCAATGTGAAATTGAAGATTTTCGTAAAGTATGCGAAGATACTGGTGAAACAAGTTTAGCACAAGGCCATCAAGGAGCTTTCGGTTGCTGGATTCCCGAATCTAATTTAGATAATTTTATTTCAAAAACAAATGAATATTATAAAAATCTAGATATGTCTCCTACCTATTGGGTTGATTATAATTGGAATAGTAATCAAATTGATTCTAAAATACTTTTAGATTTAGCAGATTTAAATATTTTTGGTCAAGAAATACCAGAAGTATTTGTTGCAATAAAAGATGTTTCTTTATCAGAATCTAATGTTACTTTAATGAGTCCTGATAAACATCCAACAATTAAGATACAAATAGGAGATGTTTCTATTATCAAATTTAAATCAAGTCAAGAAGAATATGAGAGTTTTATCCAACCAAATACTAAAATTACTTTAATAGGTAAGCCTGCTAAAAATGAATGGATGGGGAGCGTATCCGCTCAGATTTTAATTGATAATTATGAATTAAAAACAGAATGGGTATTTTAATCTCTGCAAGCACG